TTGCGTTTTTGAAAATATTGCTTCGGCATATTATCAATTACATAAAATTGAGGAATAATATAGTAATTTAAGAGTATAATAATATATATATAATATAAAACTGCACTTTATATTGTTAAAACTTAATTTTGTTATATATTAGGGTATCACACATATACTTAATATAGAAATAAGTTGTAAGCAAAAGTGTAGTGCAGAAACATTATTAGCTTACAACTTATTTTATTTTAGAAAAAACTGAGAAATCAGTAAAATAAAAGCATATAGGAGAATACAATGAAGGCTAACAAAGAATTTGAACAAAAGATTATTCAGTACGAAAAGAATGATAAACAGATCTCAGAGTTAAAAAATCAAAATGATAAGATCAAAGATGAATTGATTAGTCAGTTTGATTTTGAATTAGACAATGAATTTATTGTTGATGATGGACAAGAGAAAAATTTATCTGCAAGATTAGTAGAAAATAAAAAAATTGAATTTGACTTTGATAAAATTTTTGTTACGCTTCCAAAAGAGAAGTTAGATACGATTATTGAGAAGTCTTTTATAATTGAAGATCAAGAAAAATTTATTGAAATCATAAAGCAAAATAAAGGATTAAAAGATTTATTAAAACCAGCAATTTCAGTAAATAAAACAATTAATTCTAATAAATTAGAATATGCTTTTAGCAAAGGAATTATTTCTGAAGATGATCTGAAAGGTTGCTATAATGTTAAAGTTTCGAAATATGTAAAAATTTCAAGAAAGAAGAAGAACAATGAATGATGGAGAAGAATTACTTAAAGTAGTATTGCATTATAATTTAGTTGACAAATATAGTGTAAATGATAAATTTAAAATTGTATGTCCCTTTCATTCTGATTTAAATGCTTCTATGCAAATAGATCTAAATAGAGGAAAATATTATTGTTATGGTTGTAATGCAAAAGGCAATGCAAAAGATTTTATTAAGCATATGGAAAATTGTAATGATTTAAGATCATTAGTAATTTTAAATAAAATCTTAAATGGTGGAAAAAAGAAGAACATTCAAGTAACATATAGTGAAGTAAAAACGAATGAGGAATACTTAGAAGAAGCAAAGTTATACTTTTATAGTTTGTCGCAACCTGAATGGAAGTGTATAAAAAATTCTTATATGCATTCTCGTGGTTTTAATAGTAAAACATTAACGAAAGTTGATGCAAGAATTAATGCTAGCAATGATTATGGAATAATATTGCCTATGTTAGATAACGGTGAATTCAAAGGTTATGTATGTAGGGCAACTAATAAAGAAGTTGAAAAAGAAAGAAAGTATTTATATAATAAAGGATTCAATCGAAGAGATACTCTTGTCGGAAACTACTTTAAAAATTGGGTAGTTGTAGTGGAAGGTTATATGGATTGGCTTAAATTGGTGCAGTTTGGTGTAAAGAATTGTTGTGCTATTTTAGGTTGGAAAATAACCAAAGAGCAAATTATTAAATTAAAAACATATACAAATAAAATTATATGTGCATTAGATAATACAGAAACTGGGGATAAAGGGTTTGAATACTTAAAAAATTATTTTGAAGTTGTTCGTTTTCAATTTCCAGAAAATGTAAAAGATCCAGGTGAATTAGATATATATAATTTTAGGAAATCATGGGCTGATACAATGGACTTGATAAAAATTAAAAATAAAAAAGAATAAATTAAAATTCATAAAGTATAATAAAAATAAATTAAAAAATAAAAAAATAAGGAGTAAATTTTATGGCAGAAAAAGGTAAGAGCTTAATTGAAATGATGAAGGAAAGCATTTCTAGAGCTGGTAGTAGTAAGAGAGCAACATTTTATCTTAAGAAAGATGGAAAATGTAGGGTAAGATTTTTGAATGATATGGATGATGGCATTGCTGTATTGTTCCACGATAAGTTTGGTGAATTTAATCACCCTTGCTTAAAATATTATGGGAAGAAATGCCCGAATTGCGATAATAAAGAAGCAAGAAGCGCTGAAAATTATATTTGGACAATTTATAATTATGAAACAAAGCAAAGAGAATTATTTATGTATAAAGCAAATAAGGCTTCTCCGATTCCCATGTTGATTGCAATGCAAGAGGCATATGGTACTATCACAGATCGTGATTATATTATTCAAAGGCTTGGTGAAGGAACTGATACGACATATCAGGTAGTTCCAAATGATAAAGCACCTTTTAAGGTAACAGGTGAAAATGCGACACCTTATACAAAGAGTGAAGTTCTTAAGAAAATTTATGAAGCATTTCCTTGTGATGATGCAGAAGACGATGACGATGAAGATTCTGATGATGAAGCTCCTTGGGATGATGAAGATGATGGTTATGAAGATATGAAACCGATTGATCTTTATAAGATTTGCAAGGAAAAAGGTATTTCTGCTGAACCTAAAAAATCAAAAGATTACTATATTAATTTATTAAGGAAATAATATGCGTTTAATTATTGAGGGTTGTGATGGAGTTGGTAAAACGTCAATTATAAAAAAGCTTGCTGAAGAATATAATCTTGACATTTTTTATTCAACATATCATGGTCCTAAAAAATTAAATATATATCGTGAACGACTTCAATTAAATGATATAGTATTTGATAGGAGTTTTATAAGTGAATTTGTGTATTCTAAAATTTTAGATCGTGAAAGTGAAATTAATCTTTTTGATTTTAATTATTTATTAAAAACAGCTGAAATTGCTGGATTTAAAATAATAATACTAACATGCGAAGTTAATGAAATTATTAGAAGATTAAATGAACGAAAAGATGAAATGCAGAATATCCTATCAAATATTAAAAAAATTGAGCTTGAATATGAGGAAATCTGTTCTAACAATGATATAATTAAAATTGATACAACAAATAAGTCAATTCAAGAAATTGTAGAAAAAATAAAAGAAAAGGTAGAACATGGAAATTACTAATAATAATATAGATGATATTTATAGAGTTATATGTTCAAAGATAATAAATGAAGGCATGGTTGAAAATAATACTAAAGAATTAATGAATGTAAAATTTACATTAACAGATATCAATAATAATATCATCAATATTAGGGATATTTCGAAATCATATTTATTTGGTGAGTTAATTTGGTATTTATGTGCAAGGAAAGATATTGATTTTATTCATAAGTTTTCTAATTTTTGGGTTAGAATTTCTGATGATGGGGTCAATTGCAATTCTGCATATGGTGATATCATTTTTAAACGTCATGGTTTTGATCAAGTTGAAAAGATGATTGAGCTATTAAAGAAAGATAAAAATTCAAGAAGAGCAGTTATTAATTTTAATGTTCCTAACATAAATGTAATTGATACAAAAGATGAAATTTGCACAATTGCTTTACAATTTTATATTAGAAATAATAAATTGAATTGTACTGGTATGATGCGGTCAAATGATATATGGTTAGGGCTTCCTTATGATGTAGCATTTTTTACAGAACTTCAAAAATTTATTGCTCATAGATTAAATTTTGAATATGGTGCATATACTCATTTTGTTGTTAGTATGCATGCATATGATAGAAATTTTAATCTTATAGATAGAGTTAAAAATATTTCTAAAAATAGTAAAATTTCTCTTGATATAGAAAAAATTTACGAAAATAGAAATAAAGTTGAAGATTTAGTTTTAAAATCAGATAATCCAAAAGATGATATAGTAAGGTATTTCAAAGAAAATAAATTATTTAAAGAGGAATAAGATGGAAAAATTTTATCTTGGAATTTCACTGGGTTTTAACTCTTCTGCATGCATAGTTTCAACTAATAATGGTGTCATTTCTGCTGTATCACAGGAGCGTATGAATGGGAAAAAAAATACGAAAGACATTCCATTTGATGCTATCTTAGAATGTATTAAATTGGCTAAAATTAATAAAATTGATAAAATTGTAATTTCACATTATGAGGGAATTACAATTAACTATTTTAAATCTCATTGTGATCTTACATATATTAATGGTTGCAATACTTGGCAAGAAATTATATTGAAATTTTTGAAATTACATGATATATGTATATGCGACAATAAAATTATAAGGGTTGATCATCAAACTTCTCATGCATATTCTACGTTTGGATTTTATTCTTCTAAGCAATTCAATGATAAGTATTATCTAGTAACTTCTGATGGCTTTGGGGATGGTTTAAGCGCAACGATAACCGATTCATTCTTTAATAATAGAATTTCTGAAGTTTTATTAGAAAACAGTATTGCATTAGTTTATCAATTTACGACTGGCGCTTTAGGGTTTAAAGAACACCAGCATGAAGGCAAGATTACTGGTTTGGCTGCTTATGGCAAAAGTATTTATTTAAATGATTTTGAATCCTTATTCGATCAATGTGATTATGGAAATGGATTATCATTTAAAATTGTCAGAGAATTGAACGAAGAAGAGCAAGACAAAGTAAAAAATTCAACTATTACTTATTTTGATAAATTTTTATTATTAAGGGAATCTGTTTATAGCTTAGTAAATAATTTAAAGTCAAATGGAGCAACAAGAGAAGATATTTCTGCTTCTGTCCAGGAATTTGCAGAAAAGTATACGCTTTCTTGGTTGAAAAGATATTGCAAAGATAAAAGAGATGTTTACTTGGCAGGTGGATTATTTGCTAATGTAAAAATAAATCAAAGAATTAAAGATTCTGGTTTATTTAATAATGTATATGTTTGTCCTCCTATGGGTGATGAAGGAACATGCATTGGCTCTGTTATTTATGAGATGATTAAAAATAATGATTATAATGTAAATAATGAAAATTCTACAAATATGGCAATGCTTGGTTCTGATATAAATTGTTTTGATAAAATAATAAATAATGTTTCTAATATCATTGATGAAAAAGGCTTAAAATTAAAATATAATATAAGTATTGTTGATAATGATATTGTTATTGATAATATCATTAAAGCACTAGAAAATAATAAAATCATTTGTTTAATGCATGGAAGAATGGAATTTGGTCCAAGAGCACTTTGCCATAGAACAATATTGTATGATGCTACGAAAAAGGAAACAAATGATTCATTGAATGCAAGACTTTCAAGATCTGAGTTTATGCCTTTTGCCCCTGTTTGTAGACAAGAAGTTGCGAAAGATTTATTTAAAAATTTAAACGGGGGAGAAGAATCTGCAAAGTTTATGACGATGACATTTGATGGAACAGAAGAATTTGTCAATACTTATAAAGCAGTTTCGCATGTTGATGGTACAGCAAGACCTCAAATTATAAATAAAAAAGATGATAATTTTATTTGGTCCGTATTAAAACAATATGAGAATGATACTGGCAAAAAATGTTTAGTTAATACGAGCTTTAATCTTCATGAGCAGCCAATCATAAGAGAGGAAATTGCTGCAATTAATTCTTTTATTAAGGCGGATCTTGATGTACTTATGTTTGTTAATGATAAGTTTGGGGCTTTGGTGATAGAAAAATGTATTTAAGCATAATACAAATAAGGAGTAAAAAGAATGGATGAATTTAACGAATGGCTTATTGAACATGGAAATTATAATAATCCTTGTAACACAAATTGTTTGATTAATGGAATAAGTAGTATTTATTGTTTTCCAAAAAATTTCAATGTAAAAATTAAAAAAGTTATTTTTAATAAACCCGCTACAATTGTTTTTTGGGATGATGGGATCAAGACAATTGTAAAATGTAATAAGAAAGATAAATTTGATAAAGAGAAAGGAATTGCTATGGCTTTTATGAAAAGGATTTGTGGAAATACTTCGAATTATTATAAAATTATTAAGCAATTCGCTGGTGAAGAAAATGTTTAAAATTAAAAGATATCCAAAATTAAAAGTAAAATTATTAAGTGAGAATGCTAAAGTTCCAACAAGAGGAACTTGTGGATCGTCAGGTTTAGATGTTTATACACCAATTGATATAGATATAGAACCAAGAAAAGATGTTCTAATTCCATTAGATTTAGCATTTGATATTCCATTTGGATGGGACTTGTCTGTGTATAATAAATCAGGAATCTCAACAAAAAAGAAATTGGATAAAGGTGCAGAATTAATTGATAGTGATTACACCGGAAATTGTCATATACATTTTTTTAATAATTCTGATGATATGGTTCATTTTGATAAAGGTGATAAAGTTGCTCAACTTGTAATGCGTGAAGTTTGGATGGGTAGTTTAGAAGTTGTTGATAAAATAGAAAAAAATACAAAAAGATCGGGCAATGGTTTTGGTTCTACTGGAACAAAATGATTAATATACTTTCTAGTATATAAAATTTTAATTCTGTGACATTTAATTATATTAAATATATAAATACTTATATCACTAATAAAATGTCACAGAATTCATTTTATGACATTATATGATATTGTAAGGTTATGAATAAATTTGATGAAATTGATAAAGAAACAATAATGGATTTACTTCGAAGTGCTATTAATTCATTACAAAATGATGATATTAAAAATTTTGAAGAATCTATTTTATTGATTACCATGTTTATAAATTATGATTATTGTAGAATAGATGGAGAAATAAATTAAAATAGTTATTAAAATAGTAAATAGGAGATAAATATAAAATGGTTGGAATATTTTTAGCTGGAAGAATGGAAAAATTATTTAAATGAAATTTAGTTAAATAGTATTATATAATTAAATGTAGTTTTAGTATAATAAAAAGGGTTGGATATTAAAAATATGGATTTACATAGACATAGTATGTGGTCTGCGTTTGATGGTTCAGATAATCAAGAACGTTTGGTTCAAATAGCTAAAGAGTTAGGACATACTGCATTAGGGATGTCAGAACATGGTGTCGTGAATGGCTTAGTTAAGCATTATTATGCTTGTAAAGAAGCCGGAATAAAGCCAGTTATGGGGTGTGAAATTTATTTTAAACCAAAAGTAGATAATGATAAACCATATTATCATTTGTGTTTATTTGCTAAAAATAAACAAGGCTATCATAATTTAAATCAAATATGCACAATAGCTTCAACTCAAACATATTATAAGCCTATTGTAACATTTAAAGAATTAGAAAATTATCGTGAAGGACTAATTTGTACAAGTGCTTGTGTTGCAAGTTTTTTAGCCAAAAGTATTTTAAATGATAGACTTGACATTGCAGAAAAATATTTAGTTAAGATGGTTGGATTATTTGGTGATGATTTTTATATTGAAGTTCAGCCATATACTGTATCAGAAGTTGGAATGCAAGAAAAAGTTAATATTGAATCAATTAAACTTGCAAAAAAATTACACATTAAATGTATCCTGACTTCTGATTCGCATTATGGAAAAAAAGAAGATTTTGATACTTATTTGAAAATGCATGAAATTTCTGGGCATGATATTAATATGATTAGAAATACATATTCTGAAAGATATATGCCAAGCGATAATGAAATGAAACAAAGATTCATTAAAATGCATAAAAATGATTTTTCCAATATTGAGAGGTTAGGTACATGGATGATCAACAATTTGAAGGAAATTGAAGATAAGGTTGATAATGATATCTTAGATCAATTAACGACTTCACTTCCCGATTTTTCTGAAGGTAAAGAAAAAAGTTCATTTGAGTATTTAGTCGAATATGTAAAAAATGGATTAAAGAAAAGAGGGAAATATACAAAGGAATATATTAATAGAGCAAAAGAAGAATTAGACGTAATTAAAACATTGCATTTTGAAGATTATTTTCTAATGGTTCAAGATTATGTTAATTGGGCAAAATCAAATGGGATAACTGTTGGACCTGGAAGAGGTTCTGGTTGTAATTCTTTAGTTAATTATGCGTTAGGAATTACTGATGTTGATAGTATTAAATTTGGATTAGATTTTAGGCGTTTTTTAAGAAAAGATAAAGTGAAAATGCCTGATATTGATATAGATTTCGAAACAGCAAGACGTGAAGAGGTTATGGAATATTTGACAACTAAGTATAAAGGTAAAGCATGTCAAATTTGTAGCTATGGGCTGTATAAAGTCGATAACCTAATAAATGATCTTACGAAAGTTTGTGGTTTGCCAACTGATGTGAAAGTTGATGAGGACATTAGAAAAAATAATAAAATTGAAATTGCAAATATAAAATCTTATATAAATCAATATGTTACTGAAAATGAATTAGATTTAATCGGATTGAAAAAAGATAAAAAATATATGTTATATAATGGTTTATATAATAATATTATTAAACATTTTACATTGCTATATCAAAAAGTACGTTTTATAGGAACGCATGCTGCTGGGGTTGCTATTACAGGTGGAGATTTATTAGATTATACTGCAATTAAAGAAGATAAAAAAACTGGAAAGCTTTATTCTTCATATGATTTGGCTGATTTAGAGAAAATTCATATTATTAAATTTGATATTCTTGGTCTTAGTACGATGGAAGAACTTGGTCAATTGAGAAGATTAACGCACATAGAAGGAATTGGAAAAAATGAACAATGGACTGAAGATGAGAACATATTAAAAGCGTTTAAAAATGGTAATACTGATGGAATTTTCCAGTTTGAAAAATCAGCTGCAAAGAATATGTTAAATGATATTGATTGTGATAGTTTTGGTGATATTGTTGCTACCAACGCTATGAATAGACCTGGGCCATTAAGTTTAAAAATGCATAAAATTTATGCACAAAATAAACAAAATATAAATAATGCTAAAAATGAATGTTATTATCAATATACAAAGGATAGTTATGGAACTGTAATATATCAGGAACAGATTATGCAATTATGTGTAAATATTGGTAATATGGATTGGGGACAGGCAGACAAGATTATTAAAATGGATCCTAATGGAACTGCAAAAGGTGGAACGCATTCACAATTCGTCCAAGATTTTGAAAAATATAAAAAGATATTTTTAAATGGTGCAAAAAATAATGGAGTAAATTTGGTTGAAGCCGAAAATTTATATAACAATTTTTTCAACTATTCATTTAATAAAGGACATGCCGTTGGATATTCATTAATTTCAATAGAAGAAATGTTTTTCAAATTAAATTATCCATTAGAGTTTTGGGAAAATAAACTTAAAGTTACATATGATGATTTAAAAATAGAGAAATATAAGTCAGAGGCTGTTAAATCTGGTTGTGTAATAATGTTACCTCATGTAAATGGGCCTGCAAATTTTAAGATTGTAGAATATGGTGGTGGTAAAGTAATTCAATGTGGGTTAAGTTCAATTAAAGGAATAGGAGAAAAAGCTGCTCAAATAATTTTTGAAAATAGTCCATACATTGATTTTCCTGATTTTGAAGATAAAATAAAGGAAAGTGGAAATAGTAGAGCAATAACTTCAAAAGTAATTTCAATATTAAAAGAACAAGGGTGTTTGGAATTTAACGACAAACTTTGGTATAGAAGAAATTTATTGTATAATAGAAGTTTAGTAAATAAAAATTTTATTTGAGGTAATATATGGCTAAAAGTACAGAATTTAAACCAGACAAAAGAGCAACAAAAGAAAAGAATATACAATTAGCAATTGATTCATTAAATGCTAAATATGGGCAAGATACTGTTTATACTTTAGGTTCAAAATCTGAAATTAAACAAATTCCAAGAATATCTACAGGAATAGAAGATCTTGACAATATTTTAGGTGGTGGATTACCAAAAGGTAGAATTATTGAAATATTTGGCCCTGAATCTGCTGGTAAAACAACATTGGCATATCATTTAATGGCACAATGTGAAACTGCAATGGATATTCCAATTGAAGGTACATTTGATTCAGAACGCGCAAAAGTTTTTGGTAATAAACCTGGACAATTATTTATTTCAAGAGCTGAAGTTGGTGAAGATGCTTTACATGAAGGTTATGTGTTTACAATTGCTGGTGGTGATATGGTTGTTGTTGATTCTGTACCTTCACTTATTACAAGGAAAGAGTTTGAAGAAAATGATTTTGAGAAAGAAGGGCAAAGGGGCAGAATTGCTGCATTATTAACTTCTAAGCTTCCTAAAATAGTTCACAAGGCTGAAGATAAAGGAACAACTTGGATATTCATAAATCAGCTTAGAGATGAAATGAATGCAATGATGTTTGGTCCTACAACTCATACCCCTGGTGGTAGAGCGTTAAAACATTATTGTTCTATTAGAATGCAAGTAAATAGAGTAGAATATATTAAAATTCCAAATAAATATAATATTTCAAATTCAGCAAAGGAGCTAATTGTTGGAATTATTATAAAAGTAAAAGTAGTTAAATCTAAAGTTTGTAATCCTTTAGGTGAATGTGAACTTCCTATATTTTTTGATAGAGGATTTGTCTCATATGATGATGTTGATAAGATAAGAAAAGAATTGATCCAGAAACAAAAAGAAGAAGCCAAAATAAATAATAAACAAAATGCTTCTGATGACTCTGGTGACAATCTGGAAGCTCAAGATGAATTAGAGAACAATGATGAAGACGATTGGGATAGTGATTTAGTAAAAACTATTGGTGAGCAAAAAGAAGATTTTGAGTAATAAAGATAAAATCCCAAAAGTATAATAAAATAAAAAGGAATATAAATATGGATAGTGAACTTAAGGATGCTTTATTAAAAACAAATTTGCCAAAAACTGATACATTGCTAATAGAAACAAAATTAAATAATTTATTTTACACAGATGATGAAAATAGGGAAGATCGTGTAATGTTACATGGTTCTGGTTTAGTAGCATCTGACTCTGAATGGTGCTATCGTCAAGCAATACTTAGTTTTTATTATAAAGGAAGCGAACCAAAAATTCCAATTGGATTAAAACGCATTTTTCTTAATGGTTGGTATGTACATGAGAAATGGCAAAAAATGTTTATGCAAGCAGGCATTGCAGTTGGTGTAGAACAAAGAGGGGAATCAGAAGAATGGGGATTATTGTATACGCCTGATGCTATTATTAAACTCGGGACAAAATTATATGTAGTTGAAATTAAATCAGTAAATACAATGCAATTTAACAATATGATTTCTCATCCCCATGGTGAAAAACAATTGCAATTATATATGCACATGTCTGGGATCCCTCACGGTTTTGTATTATGTGAGGACAAAAATAATCAAAACATTAAAATATTTCCATATGAGTATGATTCTGAAAAGGCAAGGCCTTATGTAGAACGAATGGTTAAAGTAAAAGCTTTGAGAAAGAAGTTTGAAGAAGAAGGCACGCTTCCTATGAGATGTTGTGATAAAGAAAGTTGTAAAAGATCATTAGGTTGTGCATACCATGATGCTTGTTGGAATATAAAAAGGGAAAAGATTAAGGTTGGAAGTTTTACTGGAAGTGGTGCGACAACTGCAACTGTAAAACAAAAATAATGAAAACGAATTATATAAAATGTGGCGATTGCTTAGAATTAATGAAAGAAATTCCAGATAAGTCTATTGATATGATACTCTGTGATTTACCTTATGGAACTACTGCATGTAAATGGGATATAATTATTCCTTTTGATAAATTATGGGAGCAGTATAAAAGAATAATAAAAGATAATGGTTGTATAGCTTTATTTGGTGATAGATTATTTGCTTGTCATTTAAGATTAAGCAATACCTCATGGTATAAGTATGATTATTATTGGCATAAATCATTAGGTAGTAATTTTTTAAATTTAAAATATCAACCATATTTTCGTATAGAAACTATTAGTATATTTTATAAAAAGAAACCAACATATAATCCTCAAATGTATAAAGGTAAAGTATGGGGAGCTTCACAAAGAAAAGCAGAATATAAAAATTCTCAAGGTAAATGGAATATTAAGCATATAAAATTTAATGGTTCGCTTGATGGTTTACATTATCCAGACAATTTATTAGAATTTTCTAATCCAAATATTGGCAGAAAGCATCCAACACAAAAACCAGTAGAATTATTAGAATATTTAATTAAAACTTATACAAATGAAAATGATTTAGTTTTAGATAATTGTATGGGCAGTGGATCTACTGGAGTTGCTTGTATTAATACTAAAAGAAAATTCATAGGTTTTGAATTAGAAAAGAAGTATTATGATATTGCAAAACAAAGAATAAGTGAAGCAATAAGTAAAAACAATGAGTAATTATATAAGAATAATTAAGTATGTTGGCTGCAAATATAAATATTTACCCATAGTAGAACAATATATTTCTAAAACTAAAAAGAAAATATTAGTTGAGCCATTTTGTGGCTCAGCTTCTATTTCAGTAAATTTTGGCAATATGTTTGATAAAGTTTACATAAACGATGCAAATAAAGATTTAATTAAAATATTGAATGGGTTTAAAATTTATGATTATTGGCAATATAAAAAATTTGTTGATGATTATAGTAGCTCATTAATGTTATTAAAGGATAAAAATGCTTATTATAATTTTAGAAATTATATGAATAAAAAATATTATGGTAGCGGAACTTTTTATGAAAGTTTTTATTTATATTATATTTCTTATGCTTGTATAAATTCTATGTTTAGATGTGGTCTAAATGGATTTAATTCAAGTTATGGTAATAGAATAAACGATAGAATTTTGACAAAAGAACAATATAATAAAATTCATAATAGTTTTAAAAATATAGAAATTTATAATTTAGATTACAAAGATTTCTTTAAAAAATTAAATATACAAAATGTTAAACCAAAAGATTGTTTAATGTTTTTAGATCCTCCATATGAAAAAACTGATATTTGGTATAATGGCACACAATCTATTGGAGAAAATAATTATAGAAAATTATTAAATAATGGTTGTGATATATTATATACTGATATATTAGATAATAATGTTAATTTACCTTATGTTGAATTACGTGAAATGACAAAAATCAAGCCAGGTAATGGTAAAAAAACAAAAAACATTGAAGTTATGTATTATAAAATAGAAGGTATTAAATGATAGCATTGGGGATAGATCAAAGTTTTACTAATATAGGAGTTGCTGTTGTAGAAGGAGATTCTATAGATAATGCAAAAATATTGCTAGTTAGAAGTTATAACTATAAAGGTTTAAAAAGTAAAACTGAAAAACGTGCATTTGTCTCAAGGTTGGTAAAACACATTATTGAGAAATTTCATCCTAATGTAATAGGTGTAGAAAGAGTTAGATTATTTTCACAAGGAAATATTTCTATGGCAACAATAGTAGCCCATTCTACTTTGATTGCAACAATAGTAGATTCTGTTTGGCCACAAAAGGTATATAGTTATGACACAAGAAGTTGGAAATCCCACGTTTGTGGCAATTCTCATGGTATACACAATGCGGACAAGGGCGTTTCTGTCAGATATGTGCATCAAAGGTTTGGTGAGGATATTGGAAAAAATGATGATGAAACTGATGCTATATGTCAAGCAATTTATTTGTTAGAAGGAAAAAAATGGTTAAAAAAAGGAATCTTAAAGGAAGAACATTAAGATGAAAAGAAATCCAAAATTTTGGTTTGAAAACGAAAAGAAACTTTGCGAATTGTTAGGGTTACAAAGGCAACCTGGAAGTGGTAATAATTGGATTTATAAAGAAGATGCAAAGAATGAGTTTATCTTAAGTCAATTCAAATCAACTGAAGCTTCACAAATTACATTTAAATTAGAAGATTTAAATAAATTATTTTATCATGCTTCAGTTAGTCATAAAACTCCATTATTTATAAATCAATTTATGAATGGTCCAATTTTGTTGACTATGAGGCTTGAGGATTTAGAGATCATTTATAAAAATTTGGTTTTAGATGAAAGAATAAAAAAGGAAAATGATAGTATAATAAATATTGTAAATGATACAAAAGAAAAAACAAAAATCGCTTCAAGCAAAAATAGAATTGCTATAAAAAATAAAATGAAAAAACAAAGCGATAAATTATATTCAGGAGGTAAAAATGGTAAAAATTAAAGCAGTCGGAGCATTTAATGGAGTAAGTACTCGGCAAGACGGAATTAGTGTAATTCGTTTTAAGTTTCCATTTAATGAAATTGCAAATTATAGTAGTACATTAATGCTTATTAATGAGCAATGCAAATGTGCAATTGAATGTGAAGGAAAAACTGATGTAATTCCTCAAGCAAAGTTTAAAAAATTAAATGTTGATGGTGAAGGCGAAGCAAAACTTGAATTAGAAACGTTTTGCAATAACATTGCTTCAATTGATACTACAAGATTCATTCAGAAAACAATTGTAGTGAAAATTGTGAATATTGTATAAGGTTTATTTATGGATATCTATCAAGAAGCAATTGAAAAAGTAAGAGAACAAGCAAAAATTACTGCGACCAAGATAAAAGAGTTAGAAAAAAATAAAGGCGACTATGTTGCACCAATTAATTCTGATATTATTAAAACAGAAAAGTCAATGTTTTATGAAAGAACATTAGAAATTTTAAGAGAATTAAAAATTAAGAAGGAGAACAAATAAAATGGCAAAAAATTATTCTGTAGTTGAGGCACTTGAAGTTTTGAAAGGAAATGATATTGAGGCAAAAATTGACGTAATTAAACGTTATCCTTTGTTTTCAGTAGCAACTCCTGAGCAAATTGTCAAGGCACTTCCTGAAGATATCACAGCAAAAAAGGTTGAAGGTATGCTTAGAGGAAATGTTGAAGTAGACAAGTTTGGTGATGAAGAAGTCGTAAATGATACGACAGAAGTTGAAAAAAAGGCCGAAGAAGCTGCAAACGAAGTACTTGAAAATAAACATAAGAGAACACGTAAAAAGAAGCAGGTTGAAACAGTAAAAGAACAGCTCCAAGATGACGATTGGGGAGATTCTGAAGAAACTGAAAATGATAAACTTAAGAGTAAGAAAGAAGTTGAAGAAGAAGATGATTGGGGAGACGATTCATCTAATGAAGATCAAAATAATAAAAATGATGATTCAGACGATGATGAATGGGATTTCTAATAATTAAATAAAAGACAATAAAGGAATAGTCAAAAAAAGATTATTCCTTTTATTTTAAAAAAAATATTTACAAATTAGTAAAAAATTTTTAAAAATAGCTTAAAAACGGTTTACAAATTTGTAAAATCGTGGTATAATAATATTGTAAATAATTTAAAGGAGGACAAAATGGAAACAGTAAAAGACGCACCTTGGATTGGACTTCACAAAGATGACTATTATGGTTATATAAGTGAAGAAGAACAAGACGTTAAAGATCAAGCATATAGTGATTATATTGATCGTTTAATGGAAGAGGATGAAGAGGAATGGCAAAATGAACAAAGAAGTTGAAGTTGAAATTATTAATGATTTTACGGCTAGTGTATTTTCTGCAATTGATAAGATAAAGATTATTGTGGAAGACCTAAAAGAAGAGGCATGCATTGATATGGGCAAAATTGAATGTGAAAAAAATAAAAAACAAATTGTTGATGTATATGACACATTCAAAAAGCTATATAATTCAATTGCCTAATTTAACTCAGGAGTCATAACTTTATATAAGTAAATAAAATATATAGGTTATGCCCTAAAATGCTCCAGAATTAAAATCTAAGTTTCTGGTAGCATTATAATAATAAGCGATAAAATAAAAATAAAATTAACCTAAGGAGTAAGCAAAAAAATGATTATTTGGTCAAGCGACATGAAAAGAAGAAATAATACATATGTAAAAACATATAAGGTTCCATTTGTAAATTTTTTAAAATTGCGTAGTAAAACAAGGACAACCGTAAATACAACGTGTTATGTATCAGCAATAATTGGCAAACAAATCGTAAGTCCAGAATATTGTATTATTGGTTATGATGATATAGCAAATGAAATTATTATTGTTCCAAAGGCAACCCCAAGTGATTATAAGATCACACACCAAGTTCATGGTCAAACCCAATTTAGCATTTCGCTAAAATCATTTTTAAATGTAATTGGTATGAGCAACCTAACTGGTAAATATGAGGCTTATGTTGATGATGAAGGCAATATCCATGCAATGTTAAATAACAAATTAGACATGGAATGACTTCAGTGACACACCACACTAAAGGTAAATAAAATATTAACAAATAAGCATAAAGTGTCTCTGAAGTAAAATCTGATACACCAGAATTGATTTTAATAAAACATAAAGGATTAATAAAACAATGAACTCACAATTAGACTTAAATAATATTCCAAAGCTTATAGGAAAAGAATGCAAACAACAAGCAAGCGAAATATATAACGTGCTTGTTAACACCAATTTTCCTATATATTTAATTGGCCCTTCTGGATCAAGCAAAACAATAACTGCAATGAATTTGGCTAAAAAATATAGCATACAATATAAAGTTCCAGCATATTATGTTCAGCTTTCCCCTGAATTAACTAAAACCTCATTGATATTAGGTTTAAGGTTGGTAAATGGTTCACTTATCCCAGTAGATGGGGTAGTTTCAGAATGTATGCAAAATGGTGGCATTATTATTGTTGACGAGGCAACACATGGAACACAAGAACTTTTGCTTATGTTTAACAGCATTTTGGACAGAACGGCAGTTACTTCTGTTGGTGATAAAATCGTATATGCAAAGGACACATTCAAAGTTATTTTTTGTAGTAACAAAAGTTCATATGCTGGAAATGTTAGGTTACCACAATCATTTGCCCAACGTTTAGTATCATTCTATTTTAATTATCCAACATTTGAGAATGAATGCGAAATTGCAAAAAGCATTACAAGTTCAGAATGCAAAAAAACATTAAATATTCCAGAATGTGTTGTAAAATATGTTGTAAATACAATGCGTAAGGTTAGAACAGAAGAATATCCACTATCCGCAAGAAATATGTCCATGGCACTTTCATTATTGAATCTTCAACCAATTACAAAACAAAATAGTATAGATCAATATTTTATTTCTGGTCAAAATGTTGAAGCAATAAGAACCAACATTGCAGAAAAGATTTTTAATACACAAGTAATTGGTAATGATATGCTTGTGGATCCAGAAATTGTTGAATTTACACAATTTGTATCCAATATAACTATTTATAAATTCAAGGAAATTATGCTAAATTCTATGTTATATTATTTGGATATTGAAGGTACTGAATTGGTTGAAAACTCAATTAAGCAAACAATTGAAACAGGAATAATCTAAAATAGATCAGGAACAATTTCAAATATGATACCTAAAGTTGAAAATTTTATAAAAAACAAAATAGTAAACGTATTTAATGATATTAATTTTAATGGACTTGCTGGAACAACGCCAGTAAATTTATCACAAAATATTTTCACTGTAATATACAATAAACAAAAAATAGAAGCAATGCTAAAGCTTAGCGATTTGGATTCTATTATTGAATATGATGAATTGGAAACAGCAATTATGCTCCACGAATATGCTCATGTTCTTTATTCTGATTTTAGTAAGATAATGAAAATAGAGAATGATCAAGTACTTCATTATATAGTAAATGTTCTTGAAGATGCAAGAATAGAGTATCAATTTATTAAGCAACAACCAACACTTTCATTATATTTTGAAATTTCCTTAAGCACTTTGAAAAAAGATATTGAGGTAGAGTATAATGAATCAAATAGTAAAGATTTATTGAAAAATGAATTAAGTGAAGTATATAATATTGTAAGATTTGGTAGGTGCAAAAGAGCAATTGGCAAATTTGAAAGTATGGTCTTTTGTTTGAATAGTATCACAAGAAGGGGCACAACTGAAGATGTCATTAATGCCTCTAAGTTAATTTATAATTTAATATGTGAAAAGTTAAATAGCAATAGAAATGATATCAAGAACAATGCTAAAATAAAAGAGGACGTAACGTTATTTAATAAGAAAGATATCAATGATATCAATTCCATGAAAGATATCTGTGATTCAAATGATAAAAAACAAGGCAATAATCAAAAGATCAACACAAATGCATTAAAAGCAAAAATATTGCAACAAAAAAATGCTAACAATATTGAGCAAAACCAAGATAGTGAAAATAAAATATTTAATTACGTGTTAGCAAATTTTGGTAAAGAAATCAATACATTAAGGCAAATGTTCAAAAGAATATTGAGCACAAGAATGTTTATTCCTTCAATGGATGGAGAAATTAATTTATCAAAACAACAAGAACTTTATCTGTCAGAAAAGATAGGTGAAAGTGGCAAATATTATAAAATTAATAAATTAGCGAAAGAAGGTGCAGATGTAATTATATGCAGAGACGTATCTGGTTCTACATATAATTTTAAAAAACAATATGCATATATAATTTGTATAATGTTAGCAGCATTAGAAAATCTAAGCACAATGAGATCTTGTTTAATTGATTTTAGTTCATATGCAAAAATTGTGAAAGATATTAATCAGAAAACAAAAGATTGTGGTATTAATGATTTTTCTGATGGTGGCACACATGTATGTGATGCTTTAAAATTAATAGATCAACAAATAGTTTTTCAGAATACAAAAAGAATTTGCATAATAGTTACAGATGGCGAATATGCAGATCAATGTGAATTTATTGAACTCAAAAAGAATTTAGAGAAAAAATATAATATTAAATTTTTGGAAATATTAATATCGAACAACAATGGAATTGCAATAGAACAATTACCAAGCATTATAAGTAAATTTTTAATGAAGGAGTTGAGAGTATGATTTGTCCTCATAATAAGGAAACTATGTATGTTAACGAATATGGCATAAAATTATACACGCATAAATGCGATGGTTCTAGTTGTAATTTGCTAAATTCATTTAATATAAATTTAGATGAAGCAATTTATCAATACAAAAGCCAATATACAATAAATGAATTATTTAGCTGCTCGAAAAAGATAAGAAAAGAAGTATACTTCAAATTCTCAAAAGAAAAAGAATATGATAAAGCAGTAAAAATGCTAAATAATATGGGCAAAATTTTTATTAATGATCTTGAACTATTCAAGGAATTTACCTATGTGTTTACAAGAAGTAAAGTCATTAAAATGTTTAATGATAACAATATCGATATTACATGTGAAATGCAAAACGTAAAAATAAAACCCGATGAATTAAAAGAATTCATGGACTATTTTCAAAAATTATTATTGCCATCTTGTTTGAATACAAAGCAAGTAAAAATAGGCAATATAGCAAATGAATTAAAGAAAAAAATAAATAAAATTAATAATAGAAATGAAGTGTTGAAGTGGAATAGCTTCTAAGGAGTACTAAAATGCAAGATATTTTATATGATATAAAAAAAATAACGAAAATGAATGATAATGAAATTGCAAAAAAAATAGGGTGCAGTGTTTCAATGCTTAGCTTGGTGAAATGCGGTAAAAGACATTTAAACATTAGTAAAATAAATGAGCTTTTGAAGTTGATAGAAGATGAAGATCTTAGAAAAGAAATAGTTGGTGTTTGGGTTGATTCATGCGATACAATAGATTTATCTGAATTAAATTTAGATGTTAACGATAGAGAAGCCATTAAAAAAATAATTATCGAAAAATTAATAAAATAATTTTTAAAAAATTGCCTCAAACAGTTTACAAGTTTGTAAAAATGTATTATAATGGAATTACAAAATACAAAATAGCTATTTCAAATAGCATAAGGAGCAAAAATGGAAAACAAACAAACAAAAATGGTTGAGGCAAATGAATTATATGAAAAGAACATAAAATTAGTTCCATATGTATTTAATACCTCAATTACAAAATCAAATGACGTACTCAAAAATAAAGATGACATTATGCAAGAAGGTTATATAGCATTATGGAAATCTTGCTTAAAGTATGATCAATCGAAAAATATTAAGTTTTGCACATTTGCAGTAAGACAAATTTATTTTAGTATGCTTAAGTATGTATATAAAATCATTCATGGAAAAGGCAAAGAGATTGGTTTTGCTATTCAAAATGATGATGATAAAGACTTAGACATGCTTAATGTTTATGGCGAAGAAGATTGCAATTTACTCACAATAGAATCTAAAATCTATATTGAGCAAATTCTAACAAATGAACCAAAAGTATATATGCAAATTATTGAATTGGCTCAAAAAGGTTATACACAACAAGAAATAGCAAATGAGGTCCATTATTCACAGTGCAATATAAGCAAAATGCTAAAAGTAATTAAACAAAAAATCTATAGTGGACTCCATGATTAATCCTAAAGTCACCAGATTAACTCTGTGACATAAAAAGAATCCTTTAAAATATTTTATTTACTAAAGGCTTCTGTGTCACAGAGTTAAAATAAGGACTTAAAATAAAGCAAAAATAAATATGAGGTATTTAACAAAATGAAAAAGAAGAATTCATGGTCAACACTTACTATAATAATACTTTTACCTATTCTTATTATACTTTTGATTTGTAAGTCATTTATAAAGTGTTTATGCAGTTTTTATAATCATACAAAATAAAAATTACATGAATATTTTAATTATAAACAAAGTATAATATAAATATATTTATTATTCTAGTATATAATATATATTATTATATTAATATAATATTAATTATATTATTTAATATTAATTAATAATATTATCTAATATAACAAATATTATATAAACATAGTAATATATTATATTATTTTATGTTTATATAATAATGCTTAATTTAGAACAAATAAACTTAATAAACAGTAATATCAAATTAGTTAATTACGTAATAAATAAATTACATATAACTCATGATTATGAAGATATATTACAAGAAGGATATTTAGCTTTATGTAAAGCAGCATTAAGATATAATAAAAATAAAGGTAAATTTAGTACATATGCTTATAATTATATAAAAAATAGCATATTACAGTATATAAATTATAACTCAGTTATAAAACCAAAAAGGAAAGGTAATAAAATAGAAAAAATTAATAGTGAAGAATATGATGATAATTGCCAATATACAAATAAAACATTAACTGAAATAAATTTAGTTGAGTTTAATATAGATTACAAAGATTTTTTTAACACACTAACAGAGGAGGAAAAATTCATATTAGACAAAAAACAACAAAGGTATAAAATAGTTGAAATAGCAAAAATGCTTGATAGGTCAGAAAAAACTATTTATAGTAGATTAAATAGTATAAAACAAAAATTTATGATATTTAAGGAGAATAATTAAAATGGATGAGTTAGAAAACATAAATGAAATTACGGAAGATAAGCCTAAAAGAGGAAGAAAAAAGAAAGAAGAAAACGAAATTGTTGAAACAGCAAATAATGAAGTAAAAGAAGATTCTTGTATAGAAAATTATGGTTGTAGCATTGATTTTAAATATAAAATAGATCAAGAAGTTTATTATGTAAAATATATCAATACTTCAAAAGCAGACAATTTTAATAGGGTTATTTCCATTTGGAAGTTTGATGTATTTTTTGGTTGTGTTAGTGAATTAGCATATAATGGAACCAGAAAGTATAGAATTAATAATGAGTATGTTTTTGAATGTGATGTTTTTGATAATATAAAAGAAGCAGAAATTAGATGTGAAGAGTTGAATAATGGATAAGATAATAGAGGATAATAATCTTAATTTAGAGAAATATTTTCCTGATGTAGTTAACGATGTAAGAAATTGTTATCAAAACGTAAAGACTGGGAAATGTGCTTCTAAATCAACGTTATCCGATATTTATTATGCAACAATGCGCAGTGCAACTGGATCAATTAGTTCTGTCGCAAAATTATTGCAGATAAGTGCAAATGATTTAAAAGCATATATTGAAGAATCACCAGAAGCAACAATGACATATAGGGCAGCCTTAATCGATAAAAGGGCTGAACTGCAAGAAAGTTTAACTAAAATATTAATTGATGCAACAATTAATGGTCAAATTACAAAGGAGATAAGAGTTGAAGATAATGGATTTTCTAAAAAAACAATAACTACTAAGAGGAAGACACCGCCTGATCCCAAAATGGCACTTGAAATACTCAAACGTTTAGATCCCAATACATGGGGGGATAAAGTTGAGATTAAAGGTGAAATTAATACTAACGAAATGCTTGGTTTTAAAGTAGTTGATAATGTAAATATTGCTGTTGATTATAGAAAACTTTCAAAAGATACATTGAGGGATTTAATAAATTCCCAAGCAACGAGTGAAAACACAGAAAGTTTTAAAAGAGAAGACGGAGTAAGTACAATATACTTAGAAGAAGCAAGAAAAAATAATAAGTTAAAACAAAAACAAGACAAGCCAGTAAAAAGCAGGAAAAAGAAAGCACGGACTATCCCAGAAATTATAAGAAAAAACAATAATAAAGAAGGTAATAACGATGAGTAAAGAACAAGAAAGAGTAAATTATATTAATTCTGTATGTGATAATATTAATAAAAACATGAAGGCAGAAAATGAAAAAGCTAAAAAAAGCTTAAAAGAACAATTTATTGAAGCGTTAGATAATTATGCAAATACAATTTCTAAAAATATTGTAGAGTTAGATTCCAACATTGAAGTACAAGAGAAAACCATTAGTATTTTAAATGAATACTTAAATGGTGATCAAACATTAGATAAAAAGATCAAAGATGGAGTTTTAGATGACATTACAACAAAAAATGAAATTGTTGAAAATGCAAAAAAAGGAATGAAAATATTACAGCATAAACTTGAGATTTTTAAAGAAACGAAAGAATTTATGGTTTTAAATTATGATGCATTAGTAAATGTAAATTTCTTATTTGATAATTGCTTAAAATTCAATGGTGAATATGATAAAGTAATTTCTGAATTTTAAGAATATAATTTAAATGTTTAAGTATAATATAAATGTAAATATAATTTTTTATATTTTACAACCCTCATAATTATTTTTTTTATTACTATTAATTTTCAGTTATTAATAGTAATAAGATGCCTCATTAGCTCAATAGGAAGAGCGGCTAAATTATTAGCAAATATAAGTTCAAATCTTATATGTGGCAACAATATCACTATTTAGTTTAAGAAGGAAAAACAGCCCACTATATGGGAAGATTCAGTTCGAGTCTGAGATAGTGCTAATTTAATTGCTCTGGTAAAGCAATGTAAATTTGAGGTTATAATTATTAGGAGTAGCTAACCTAATATAATGAAATTGATTATTACCAGAATCAAAAGTAATATTATAACCAATATCGGAGGATGGTGGAACAGGCAGACACAAGGGATTTAAAATCCCTCGATAGAAATATCATATGAGTTCAAATCTCATTCTTCCGACCAAAACCTTAAACATGGTGCATTATTAAAAGTTGGGAAATTGTATTATTTTATAATTTTGTAGGATGTTTATTTGTTAAATGTGGGTAAAACCGTCAGCCATGTTTAAGTATATATAATCCATTAGCTCATTTGGTAGAGCACGAAACTTTTAATTTCGGGGTATTGAGTTCAAATCTCAAATGGGTTACCAATAGGGAATAAAATAGCTAATATGTGAATTGTCCATTTACCTCCAGTTTGTATTTTCCCCTGTGTGTTAATTAGTTATTTTTATCCCCTATACTATCGGAAAGTACCCAAGGGGTGATGGGGCCATTCTTATAAAGTGGTTGCCGTTGGTTCGAGTCCAACCTTTCCGACCAAATTTTAAAAATATACTAAATAAGGTATAATATAAATAAACAACAAAAAAGGGTAGATGAAAATGAACCAAATAATACTGAAAGGAAAAATTATCGAAACACTACAAGAATATGAAGCATACAATAGGAAATTTGCTATTATTAAAGTTGCAACTAATCGTTTATCTGGTATAGCAGACGAATTAATAGTTCATATTCCTTATAGCAAATATGAGTTTATTGATACTAATAAATTTGTAGAAATTAACGGAAGTGTTAGAACTAAAAATGAAACAATTGACGATAAACAAAAATTAAAATTATATGTATTTGCAAATACAGTAAGAAATATCGAAGATCAAGAATATGAAAATAAAGTATGTTTAGCTGGCTTTATTTGTAAATTACCTAATTTAAGGGAAACACCACTAAAAAAACAAATTTGTGATTTTACTTTAGCAATTAATAAAGAAAAGTCTAATCATAGTTATTATATTCCTTGTATTGCTTGGAGTACGAATGCTAAATTTGTTAGTAAATTAAAACCTAACAATAAAGAAATGGTCTATTGCCAAGGTAGATTACAAAGTAGAACATACAAAAAAATAATTAATAATATAGAAGAAAGCCATATTACGTATGAACTTTCAGTTGAGTCCATTGGTGTGCATATGCCAGATTCAGAAGCCTTTAAAATGGCACCAGAGACACAAGAGCAATAAGTAATATAAATAATTAAATTATATTGCAAAATGTCCCAGAATTAAACCAGAAAGCCCTAAAGTTAAAATAAGATCAAATTACAAAAGGAAATATAAAAATGCAATATTGGATGTTCAAAAAACAGAATAAGTGCCTATTTTTAATGCAATGTACTAACCAAATCAAATATAGCTATTCGCAAATACCAATCTGCAAGGCCAATGCCGAAAAGCTTATTAAAGAGAATAAAGTACACCCAACATTAGAAATAGGTACTTTTATTTTATCCGGTACAATAGGCTATAAATACATGAATGGTTATATAAATACAAAAGAAGATGTTGAACGCTACGAAAGGTATATAAGCATATTTAATAAATTAGTAAACAAAAACAAAGATACGGAAAAATTTGAAATGGTTCCAAACAAAAAAGTAGCTACTGACACGTATGGGACAAGCAAATTAGTACGAAATAAAGCCAAAACAAAAGTATGGGTTGCATATAGGAAACAACATAGCAACGGTACATTTGAAAATGAAACAAGGATCAACAGCATATGTATAAACAACATTAAACGTGATCAATTTTTTAAAGATTGTAATTATTTGCACCCCAACGTTTATAGCATAACTGAGGCAGATCCTATTGAACTCAGCAAATGGAATGTGTTCATGGATAAAGAGTTTGAGCGACAAGTTAATGTTGCAACAAGGATTTAATTTAAAATAATTCTAGAAGTCACCAGTTAAGCTTGGTGTCATAAAAAATAGTTTTATAAATATTTATATTACAAAATTTATTATGTCTTAGAGTTTAAATTTGAGTTTAATTTGTATAAAGGGGAAATTATGCAACATTCTTATTTTAGGCCTATTAAAGAAAACAAAAATTATGATATTATAATTAATATAAATGGCCAAGCTTATATAACGAGCAAAGCAGCAGAAAAATTTAATTTAAACAATAAATGTTTTGTTTGGGATTACGATTTTTTAAGTAAAGATCTTATTTTAAAAATAGATCAAAATGGTAGAAAAATTAATAAAAATAGGACATTGTTTTGCCCGATGTATGTAGTTAAAATTTTTGCTGGTAAATACACGATACAACAAAAAATACAGAATGTATTTATTTTAAACGAGGTAGAAAAACTTGGGATCTGAAATAAAAGTATATTGTAATCCAATTAATTGTAAGAAAGCAAAAGAATGTGAACGTTATATTGGTAATCATATATGTACAACTAATTATTTAGAAGATTATTCAACAATGGGAAGTTGTACAATGAATTCTGAAAATAAACTTGAAATAATATATTATTGCGGTGATAATGGTAATTATAATAAATTTATAAAAAATAAATATTATTAGGTTTTGTTAGGTTTTTATTAGGTTTTACTATATAATTAGATCTATATATAATATTATTAATATATAATCTAATATATAATATATATTAATATATATATCTAGATCTAGATTAATATTATATATAATATATAGATTAATATTATATTAGTATATATAATATATAAGTTAATCAAATTATAAGTTAAAGTAAAATTAAAGTTAAGGTTAATTATGGATAAAATACTTGAGTTATATAATATATTTACTACAGAAATAAATAAAAATAATTCTAGATTATATAAACAAAGAATATTAGAAAAATATAAACAAGATAAAGAGATAAAATATTTATTAGGTTTTATTTTTAATAATTTAGTAATTACAGGAATATCTGATAAAAAACTAAATAAGAAAATAAAAGTAAATTTAAATAATAAACTTAAAATTAATAATATAATAGAACTTTGTGAGTATTTAAAAGAAAATAATACAGGTAAAGATCAAGATATTTTATTGGTTCAAAATTATATAGAAAAAAATAAAATTTATTCTGAGTTAATAAGGAAAATAATTACTAAAAATTTAATTTTAGGTATACAAACAAAAACAATAAATAAAATTTTTAATAATATAATTCCTATATTTGAAGTACAATTAGCAGAAAAATATTTTGAGTTTCCTGATTACATAAAAAATAAAAGTTTTATAATAGACACAAAAATTGATGGTCAAAGATTAATAACTATAAAACATAATAATAAAATTCAATTTTTTAATAGATCAGGTCAAGAATTATTTGGATTAGTTGAAATAGAAAAAGAGTTAATGGAAAGCCAATTAAAAGAATTTGTTTTAGATGGTGAACTTACATTATTTGATAAGGGAAATTTAAGTAGTAAAGAACAATACCAAAAAACTATGAAAATTGCTCGTAAAGATGGCGAGAAAAAAGGATTAAAAATTCTTGTTTTTGACTTAATGCCATATAGTAATTTTATAAATAAAAAATGCGAAGCTGGCTATGTGTTTAGGAGAAGAAAATTAGAAGATATTTTTGGTGGGAAATTTAAACACATTGAGGTTTTAAAAAAATTATATCAAGGCCATGATCAAACTCAAATAATTAAATGTTTAGATGAACAAATAGCAAATGGTGAAGAAGGTGTAATGGTAAAAACTTTAAGTGCTCCATATTGCTTTGGTAGAACTAAAGATTTATTAAAAGTAAAGAGAATGCAAGATATTGATACAAAGATCATTGGATTAGAAGAAGGAAATAATAAATATAAAAATACTTTAGGTTCATTAATCATAAAATATAAAGGAAATGAAGTAAGAGTTGGTGCGGGGCTAACTGATGAGTTAAGAAATGAAATTTGGAATAATAAACAAAAGTATATTGGACAAATGATCGAAGTACAATATTTTGAAGAAACACAAAATCAGAATGGCGAATACTCACTAAGATTTCCTGTATTCAAAGATTTTAGGTATGACAAAGAATAAACTGTATTGTTTACAAGTATAATAATAATAAATAATTAAAAGGGGTTAAAATGAAAGGTGGAGGAACAAAGGCCTAAGTGTAAGTTTTGTGGTAGGCAAATGGATCCAATATTTACAATTGAAAGAAAATTAGATGAAAATGATGAAAGAACAAAAATGTTCAGGAAAGTTTGTAGTTATTTTTCTTGTGTATTATGTGATACAATTGTAAATGTTGAAGGTGAACCATTAAAAACGGAATGGCAACGGGAGTCACTGGATTTATCATGGAGACATTTCGTTATAAAGTAATATATTTATTAATAATGTATTTCGTTTGTCTCTGAGTTTAAATGAGGTATGCTAGAATTTAAAATAGAAAATAATAATTAAGAATTAATGTTGGAGTGTATATAAATATGAAATATTTAAGTGATAGAAATGATTTAAAATACATAATTTTGGATTTAAGTAAATATACAAAGAACATTGCAGTTTGTACAATAGAAGATTGCAGAAGTTTGAAAGACATTAATTGGGTTAGAATTAATTATTGTGATGAGCATAGTAAGAAAAATATGCATACTTATGTTAATAAAAAATGTTTGTTTGATAGTTTAGAAGATGCATTGGAATATTTAGAAAAGGAGTTTTAAAATAAAATATGACAAATAAAGAAAGGCAGAAAAGTTTAGATAATAAAAAATTTGAAGCTAGTCAAAAAGCGAATCGTGATTTAAGTGGTGATATGGAATATTGTTCATATTGTACTTATAAACTTGGGCAAAGTTGTTTTGCTAAGCAAGAAGAAAAAGAAAGTAATAATTTATGTGCAAGATCATATAATAGAATGGTGAGGAAGTTAAAATGAAAAAAGCATTTATTGTCGTGTATAAAGACAATAGTTCATCAAAAGATCAATATACAAAGTTAATTATAGCAAGAAATATCAATGATGCTATTCATAAATTTAATAATGGAATTGGAAAAAACAATTATTGTTTGGTTGATTTTGGTTCTTTAGATGAATTTGATTTAAACATTTTTGGTGGTGAAGATGGAAACACATGATGATGAAGAATATATAAATGCAATTGAAACGTTTAATGATACAATAAATAATTCAATTTTGCAAGCGACCAATGAAGGTCGCTATTCTTGCATTGTGAAGGTTCCTGATTTTATTTCAAAAACGATAGTAAATATTTATATAAAATCATATGAAAAAGAAGGATATAATTTGGAGTTTATAGATGATGAAGTAAAAATAAGTCCTTCAATGTGTAATGGTTTAAATAATTATAGATATAGGGTTTTAAAAATAACTTGGATTGGGGAAGATGAGATATGACTATTGAATATAAATATAAAGTTGGTACTCCTATTTTTATGGTATGTACTATTGGTCAATATGGTACTATAAAATCACAAATGTTCGTAAATAAAATTGATTTTGAGCAAGATACAGATGATAATTTTTTGGTTAAATATAATTTGCTTGGAACATTTGTAAATATTGATGTTTATGAAAATATGATTAATTATGATGAGGGAGTAAATCAGCAAGGAAATAAAATTTGGTTTTTTGATGATGAATTAAAAAGGGATAAATTTTATAACGATAATTTTTCAACTAATATTTCATAAAATTTTAAGTTTTGTATATAATATATAATAAATAATGGCAACAACTATTAATAAAAAAGAATCAGCGGCATGGTTATTAAAAAAATCATTATATGATTTTATAAAACAATTCTGGAGTTCGGTTGAATCTGTTCCATTTTGTGATAGTTGGCTGATAGAATTTGAATCAGAATGTTTCATGTATAGTGTAAAACATTTTTTGCCTTATTATGTATGGTGTGATTGGATAAGTGATGAGGTATATAATTATATAAAAGAAAAATCTGGCGGTATTTGTCCAGTTCGTGATAAAATGTTTAATGGAAAGCATGTTAGAAATCACAATTGGAACATTGGGCCAAGACATTCTAAATCATTAATAATGAATGTATTTGGCCCAGTTTGGTTAGGAATAAATACGCCAATTACAGTTGCTAGCGTTTCACACAATAGAGAGCTTTCTACAGAGCAAAATATGAAACGTCAAAAATTGTTGGAAAGTGATGTTTATAATTATTATTATCATACAAGTATTCCAATGCGTTTATCGTCTTCTACGGCCTCAAGTATAGTTTTGGTAAGTGGAACTAAATTATATTCTGTTTCAATGAGTTCATTTACTGGTTTTGGTGCTGATGTTATTATAGCTGATGACCTTGTTGATGTTACTAAATCAAAACAGGATAGTGCAATATTAAGAAATGCAATAGATTTTTTCCAACATTCACTTCCTACTCGTTTAAACACACAAGAAACTGGTGTAATATGGCATATTCAACAAAGGTTGGGAAAAGGTGATATTACAGATATAATTTTAGATGATAAAGAACTTAGTCAAATTTATAGTCACACTGTTGTTAAGGCTATAAATGATGAAGAAGTAAATTTAATATTTCCCTGTTCTGGCAAAGTAAAAACATTTAAAAAAGGTGAATTTTTATGGCCAGGACGTTTTGGTGATTATTCAACAGTTAAAATGCAAATGGGACAAGATGAGTTTGACATTCAATATAATCAAAACGCATCAAAGTCAAGTTTCAATATAGTTAAAGAAGAGTTTATAAAGTATATATCAAAAGATGAAGCTAATAACGTTAAGAGTCAATGTGAAAATGAATATTTATCATATGACTGTCCAGTTAAAGATAAAGAAAGCAATGACTTTTTAGGTTGTGTTGGTGGTTTTGGTGATTCAAATGAATTGATAGTGGATAGTGCTTTTGAAGAACATATGGGATATGTAGCTACTAAGCAATATTTACAAAATATAGAATTAGTAAATCCGTCAACTGTCCAGATCTTAGAGGATAAAGCAAATGGTTCAGCATTGTTACAGGATTTGGGCAAAGAAATTCCAAGTTTAGTTGGTTTTGATCCTGGTAGTAGAAGTAAAACTCAAAGGTTAAAGCTAGCTTCGATATATATGGAAAATGGTTCAGTTAGATTTGTAGATAATAAACAAACTCAATATTTAATTGACCATTTAAAGAAATTTCCATTTTTGGTACATGATGATGTAGTTGATGCTTTTAGTCAATTAGTCTTGTATCATTTTGATAAGAATAGAATTGGAGTTTATTCTGGATCGTTTACAAGAGATAATATAGTTGCAAAATTGGATAATGGTTATAGAATTATAGAATATTCTGCAACGTTAGATGGTGAAGTCATAAAAGTAGTTGGAATAAATAGAGATCCAAAGGAAGATTCATATTTAGTAGAAAAAGAGTTTATTTTTTATACTACAGTAGAATTTGAGAATTGGTATAAAGAAAATAACTTAAATGGTCAATATATTGTTGATTGTTCTAATAACAATATGCTGAGTTCACTAATAAATAATTATAACATTCCGTTTGTTATTTTTGATGATAAAGATAAAATTAAATCAATACAAGTGATAAAACAAGGATTCTATAATAATAAAATTAAAATTTATAGAGAATGCAACAATACAATAAAAGATATTAAAAAACTTAAGTTAGATGAAAATAGTAGGATAAATGGTATTGATAAATTAGAAACGCAAAATGAAGGATTTGCGAAATGCGTTAGAGGCTTTGTAATATACTATAGGGGCATATCATCAATTTGGTGTTAATTTATATTATAAGAATTATAAAATGTCTCTGAGTTTAACTGGAGTACATTAGAATTTATTTTGGAGTATATGATGAAGAAGTGGATCAAAGATGATGATGAAGTAGTTAAGAAAATTGTAGAAATATTAAGAGAAGATGTTGTAGCCGAATATGATGCAATAATGCAATATGAGCGTGATTATAATGACATTAAATTCTTAGCTGATGAATCTGGAAAAAATTACTCAAAATTATTAAATGCTATTCAGGATATTATAAACGAAGAAAAAAAGCATGTTGGTGAATTTAATGAAATGATTAAAAATGTTTATCCTGAGGAAAATGATTTATACGAAAGTGGTAAAAAAGAAGTAGTTAAATTAATGCGTGATGTTAAAGAAATAAGATAAAAATTGGAGGTACATTTTGGTATATTCATTAGCTTCTGTTACTTGTGTTATAAACAATGATACTTATGGAAACATTGAATTTGGTGGCGGAAATCAGACTATTGGTGACATAGGGTATAGTTTTAAAGAAGATTCATTTAGTATGAAGTTATATTCCGATGGTGGTGCAACAGTTTCGTATAATGCATCGAAAGGTGGCACGATTACCGTTAAGATGGCGCAGACTTCTACAAAATATAAAGAAATAGTTTCATTTATAAAATGGTGTAGAGCAAATCCTCAATTAGCTGAATCAACTATGACAGTCTTGGATAATGGAATAGGCGTAATGCAATTTTCGGCAAAAGGTGTATTTCCTCAAAAAGAACCAGACAACTCTGTAAGTGATGACATATCTGACAATCAATTAGACTTTTTAGCTGCTGAAATAATTACTGAAAATTATTGATCTTTTATTGGTGATAAAATATGATTGATATAAATAAAATAATTAAAATAAATTTAGAAATACTTGAAAATAATATAGAAGAATTAGATATATATAAAACTGCAGTTTATTTATATCCAAGTTCTGACGATATAAAAAATGAGAATAAATTATATAGTTCTTATAGTGATGTTGAAGATGATTATTATGATAATGACAAAGGTAAAATTGTAGATGATGGCAATTTATGTTTTAATCTAAAGCAATATTTTAAAAATGGTGGAAACAGAATTGTTGTTTGTCCAGTTACAAATTATACAAAAACAGAATTTATTGAGATCATAACTGAAGTAAGAAAAATAGTTAATGATTTTATTTTTGTTGTAGTTAGTTCTCAATGTATTGGTGAATCAAAATATAATACAGGTATTGAAGAAACAGAGTCAGAAAATAAAATAATAGATTTAGCAAAATATTGTGAAAGTTTAAAATCACCAAATGTGATTAGATTATGTTTTACGACAAATAGCAAAACATTTATTGATGATAATGGATTAAATGATTATTCTACTATAATAAAATATAGTAGTTCTAAGAATAATAATTATATGATTGATACAGCTTTACTTGTTCCAGCATACTTTTCTGGAATTAGTTTAAGTGAATATAGTTCATTCAAAGATTATTGTTATACAAAGGAAAAGTTATATGATGTTGATGATAATGGCATTTGTAATTTAACTTCTGATGAGTATGATCAATTAGTTGATAAATATAATTTTATAGATAAAATTGGTAATAACATTTTAAATTTTGGTGGTAATTGTTCTAATGGTATTGGATTGACATTAGAGTTTGGAATGATTGCTTTGGAAAATGATATTGCTTATAATGTTTTAGAAAGCATAATTGATAAACAATATTTAACTGCTAATGGTTTAACAAATGTCGTTAGTATAATAAATTCTACATTACAAAAATATGTTTCTAATGGTTTTATACAAGAAAATGGTATATATGATTATGAGAAATATATTTATTCATATAACGGCAAAAAATATACAATAATAAATAAAAATGAAGCTATGGAAAAAGGATATAAAATATATCCTATTCCTATTTCTAATATATCGTCTCAAGATTATAAAGATAAGAAATTTCCTCCTATTGTAATTGTTGTAAAAACGAATAATGGTGCAAGGATAGTTGAGATAAATGGAGTAATAGGATAAGATGAAATTGTTAGGTGAATATGTAAAAACAAATAGTAAAAATCCTATATTTGGTAAATTATTTCAAAGTAGAAATGGTTTTGTTTTTTCTTCTGATGATCCAAAAGATGATAAAGATTTTTATAATATGCAGCAAGTTGAAAAGCACTTTAGTAATTTAGGTTATAAAAAAATTAGTGATAAAAGCATAAAAACTAAGGATGGGAAAAAAGAATTTGAAATTAAATATCAATTAGAAGATGTCAAAGGTATTCAAACATTGAATTTGATGGCAAGTTCAGAAAAAGAAGCAAAAGAAAAGTTTGAAAGAATGTATCCTAATATGAAGAACAAAAAATTAATTGTTAGTGTAGAAGAAATTAATGATTGTGATATTGTTGATTCATTTTCATTTGCCGATATTAAAGTTGGAACAAAGATAAACCATAAAGGGAAAGGTGTTTATACAGTTGTAAAAATTAATGGTGATGATGCTATTGTTAAATATGATGATGGTAAAAAATATAATATGAGTATAATGGATATAGTAGATGATTTAAATAATGCTTCGCATATTTATACTATGATTAATGATTCTAAAATAAAAGTAAAAGATGAAAATAGAATAATAAAAGGAATTATTTTTAATAATTATAAAGATAAAGTTACAAATAAAGAATTTCATGGTTTTTATAATGATTATGATATTGTAATGTTAGAGCCATATATTTATATGGTATATTGGAATAACAATGATCCTCATAGTCAAAAAAATTCTAAATTAAAAAATGCTGAAAATCAGGAGTATTTTTCAACTTCAATTGTAAATGGTAAATTAGATACTTACGATTTTGATAGATTAAGCAGATTCAGAATGTTTAGAAATGAACTTGTTGATGCAGCAAAAAAGTATTTAAAAATGCATGATTCTAAAATAAAAGATACTGCATATGTTTTAAAGCATAAACTTTCAAATTATGCTTCTGGTTATTATTATACTGATTTTGGTGATTGGGCTCCTGGATTGGATAGCGCTAAAAGGTTTAAAACTGAAAAAGAAGCAATTCAAAAAGCAAGTGGAATGCAAACAGGGTGGAAAGACTATTATGAAATTGTGAAGGTTAAAGATGCGAATTTAAAATATTATAAATGGGTAGATGCTTTTGATGGTGGTGACGAAAGTAAAATATTTGATAATTTAAATTCTTGTATATCTGATGCACAAAAGCATATTAAGAATATTAAATGGACAAGCAAAGAATTAGAAAAGCATAAAAATAGTGATGATAATTTTGTAAGTATTTATGAAGTTGATCAAGATGGTGAACAATTAAAAAATGAAATTAAAACTATTGAGGTTAAAGATAAAAAAATAAAAGATTCTAATATTTATTTAATTAATTGGAATGATACATACCATAAAGAAAAATATAAAAGCGAAATTAAAGGAAAAGATTTATTTGATGCTTTAAGAAAATTGAGAAATAATGTTGCGCTTGGTGGTATAGGAACTGCTAATTGTTATGTCAATTCTGTTTCTCCTAATGATGGTTATATAGCATTACATGGAAAGTTAAGTGATATTATTAAAGAATATAAAATTGATGATTCTTTGATTCAATCTAGTTCAAATAAAGCATTACAAAAGAATATAGCAACTGAAATAAAATCTGGTAAAAACCCGAAGCAAGCTGCAGCAATTGGTTATAGTGTGCAAAGGGCAAATGATAGTGATATGAATTATAGAAGTTATTCTTATATGATTAATCAATATAGAGCATATCCACATAACTTAAGAACAATAATTAGAACAATAGAAAATGCAGATGAAGATGAATTGAGCTCAGATGAGAAGAAAAAATTAATTAAGCAAGCGAATCAATATTTAAAAGATTCTAAAAGCGTAAAAGATGTAAATGTTAATAATATAGAATACATACAAAAGAATATGAAAAAATTAGAACAACAAATTTGCGAATATGAAAATGAAATTAAAGCACTAGAAAATAAGAATAAAACAATAGATTATGATATACAATATATAAATTCTAAAAGTAAACCAAGCAGCAGAGATGATATTGAAGTTAGAAAATTACAAACACAAAAGTCAAATAATTATTTAAGAATACAACAATTAGAAGCAAATATAGTTGCATTAAAATCTGATATAGATGATGTAAAGGATATATTAAAAATGGAGGATTATAATAGTATGTTTAAAGTAAAAGTTTTAGGTAAAAGTTACAAAGTAAAAGCAAGTGATTCATATATTGCAGTTAAAAAAGTTTTAAAGTATCGAGATAGAAGGATTACTGATGAAAATGATGAAATTTTGAATGTTTTAAAGTCAAATGGTTTAAAATGGTCTAAGGTAACTGGCCCAGATGATAATTTTTATGTTTGGTTTGAAAGTAGAGATGATGCAAAAAAAGCTGTAAATGTTTTAAATAGTAAGTTTGGTAATTCAATAAAAACTAGTATTATAACAGATTCATCAACTAAAATGCCAAAGTTGAGAGTGCAAACTGAAAAGCAGCCTGACATTATTATTGATGAAGAAAAGTTAGAAAGTGCTCTTACAAAAGGATTAAAGAATGCTAAGCTTGATCCAGAAGAATATATGATTTATAACGTGGAAATATATAAAGATGGTATAGCTTGGGACTTGGAAAGTGCATTACCTAGAAATGCAAAGAACGCTATAGTTTCAGCATTAAAATCGGCTGACAGAGGTGTTAAAGATGTCAAGATTGTCGGTAATGGAAATACTATAGTTATTTTAACAAATCGTGGATATGCATTTGAAATTTAATAATAATTTATATTAACTATTAAATGCCAAAAAGATATACAAAGATCACAACTAAAAATCAAAGAAGAAAATTAAAAGTAAATCAAACTTATGAAAGTAAGTTTATTAAAAAAATTCTTAGTACTTTTAAGAATAAAATTGGTGATATAAAAGATGAAGATGATATTAATGAAATTTTATTTAAACTTCAAAATGTAAAAATTAAGAGTTTAAAAAAAATAACTAGAAGGTTTGGTTTTAGTATATTAAAACGAAATCGTGAAGGTTTTGAAAAAATAATATCAGCTTTTAAAGCAGGAACAAAAGACAAAGATGAAAAAGCTTTTCAAGTTGCAATTCCTAGTTTAATAAAAGAAAAGAAAATTTATGAGCCTTATATGAAGAAATTCAATGAGAATATGAGTCTCATAAATGATTTACCTGAATATGTTTCTGGAAAATTAAAAGAAGCATATGAAAAAGGTCAAGGATTAAGAGGAACTGAAATTGAAGAGTTTATAGAAAAAAATATGAAAAGTAGGGCAAAATTAATTGTCCGTACTGAAAGTGCTAAAATTAATGCTGCATTGACTGAGACAAGGGCAAAGTCATTTGGCATAAATGCTTATATTTGGAGTACAAGTTCAGATATAAGAGTTCGCGAAAGTCACAAGATGATGAATGGTTCACTTGTATTTTGGGATGATGCTCCAATATTGGATAATATGCAAGGTCATGCTGGTGAGTTTCCAAATTGTAGGTGTATTAGTTTACCTGTTTTTGAATTAGATGATATACAATTTCCAATTAAAGTCGCGGAACACTTAAACATTGAAAGTAAATATATTAAAGGTTCAAAAGGTAAATATGAGACTTCAATAAAATTTGGAAGTTTAAAAAGTTACACTAAAGAAGAGTTTATGGAAAAATTTAAAGATAAATTTCAATAATGAGAACATATAAAAATAAATGGTTGATCCTAAAATTACTGTAAACATTACAAGTTCAAATAAATTAAATATCAATGATTCGAGTGAAAAACTTACTAGTAAAATAATTAATGGGATAAATCAGTCGACTGTTCATATAAACGATGGAATGTTTGGAAATCCAATGATGAAGACAGGTGCTGAAGATGTTGCATTAAATGCTGGTGAGTTTTCACTCGATATGATAACATTGAATCGTAATTTGATTACTTCAGTTTATCATAGTTGTTGGATATTTAGGCGTATTATTGATCAAGGCGCAAGGGACATGCTATCGAAAGGGATAGTCATAACATGTGATGTTGATGGCGATACATTATCTAAAGTTTATACTAGATATAACAGAGTAAAGCATGAATTAATATATGCAGAAGGGTTGGCAAGATTGTATGGTGGTTCAGCTTCATTGATGATGGTCGATGATGGATGTGAAGATTTGAGTCAGCCACTAAAAGTAAAAAATATAAAAAAAGGAAGCGCATTAAGATTATATTCAACTGATAGATGGTATAATTTAGAAGCTTCAAGTGAGAAAGTAAATAATTTTAATAATATAGATTATAATACTCCAAAATATTATAATTTTTATATTGATAATCAGAATGTAACAAAGGTTCATCATTCAAGGGTTTTAAGATTTGTAAATAGAAGATCTCCAAGGTATATTGAAGATCGTTTAAGTGGCTGGGGAATTAGTGAGTTAGAACATATATACCAAGATTTGTTAGGCCACGAAAATACGAAGAATGCGTCAGCATCATTAGTTAATAAAGCGTTACTTGAAATAGTAAAAGTTAATGGTATGCGTGGAATGTTTTCTGGACTTTCAATGGGAAACTCCAATAGTCAAGCTCAATTATCTGGTCAATTAGCTGCGTTAAATAATTATCGTTCTATAAATAATTTAGTTTTAATGGATGCGAACGATCAATATGAAAGCCATGAATATTCATTAGGTGGATTATCTGAATTATTGGAAACTCAAGAAGATTTCATTGCTGGTGCGGCAGAAATGCCTAAAGTTCTTTTATATGGTGACACAAAAGGTGGATTAACTTCTGACAGTCCAGCCGAAATGTTATTTTATGCTGACACAATAAAGGGAAAACAAGAAAGTGATTTAAGAAATCCAATTACAAAGTTGTTGAAAGTAATTTTCGCTGTTGAAGGTATTCCTATTCCAAGTAATTTGGATTTTGAGTTTGAAAGTATTGTTGATGTAACAGATGAGAAAAAGCAAGAAATGTTGAATTCGTGTGTCGATAATTGTTCTAAGTTGATGGACATGGGATTGATGACACATGAGACTGCATTGGAAGAAATAAAGGCAATGTCAAAGAAAACAGGATTTGGTACAATGATTAGTGCAGAAGATGATAAGTTGGCAAAGGATATGGATAAAAATGAAGAAGAGAATCCAGATGAAGATGAAACTTTAAGTGAAGATGATAATGAATTAATTGAACAAATCAAAAACAATGATTATAACGAAGTTCAAGAACAAGTGCTAAAGAAAAATAAAAAGTTTTTTGATAAACTTAGAAAGACTTCTAAGACAAAATAACAGTTTGTATAGTATTTATATAATATAAATTATAATATGTCTTAGAGTTAAACTGGTGACGTTAAGGAGCATTTAAATAACTTATATATTAGTTATTTAGAATATAAAATAAATTTTTTAGGTAAAAAAAATGGATAGAGTATTTAAAGTTAACATTAACGACAGAAAATTTATTATTAAGGCGAATGATGAAGATGAAGCTGCATATAAGGCAAAAAAGTATGTTGGTATGGAAGATGCAGATTATTCTAGTAAATCTTCTCAAGGTTGGGATGTTGAAGGTTTGTATTCTGATGGAAGCAGGAAGCATGCGATATTAAGAAAACCCAATGGCTCTTATGTTATTGCATTAGGTTATGATACAAATCGTGGTGATTGGGGCCAAGGTATTTATGATCTTGATAGTTTTAAAGAAGCTGAAAGGGAATTGATGAGAAAATATCGTGGTGCAAAATTGATAAGCGATGCATTCGCAAAAGTAAAAAAATATCGTGATAGAAGGATTATAGATGAAAACTTTTTTGTTATAGCATATGGTCAGCACTCTGGGATTAATTCAATGGTAATGGAAAAATCATTAAATTTTGTTCCTTGGACTTCAGATGCAGATATGTATAATAATAAAAATGTAGCAAGATTTTCTTCACAAAAAGAAGCACAAGAATTTATACAAAAATATAAAAATAAGATAAAAAAACCATCAAATTATATAAGTGATCCAGAAGTATCTTGGGTAAGTACTAAATATCTTAGTACTGGATATTTAAACACAACAATAGAATTTACAGTTAATGGTGAAAAACGTTTAGTTGGTTTTTTATTTAAGGATAGTCCATTTATATCTATTTCTCAAGTATACGAGAAATTAATTCCATATATTATGAAAAAATTTAAAGTTAATGAAAAAGAATTGCGTAAAAGCATACATATGCAAGATCCTCATAACAATACTTCATTTGATAAGTTTAATGAATTAAAATCAAAAGGCTATGAAATTGTAAATTGATTTTATTGTTTAGATGATTGTATGAAATAATTTTCATATTTTAATTAAAATAGTATATAATAATATATAGGTAAAATAATGAAAAAAATTAAAGTAAAATTTAATGGTAGATCTTATATTGTAAGGGCAAATGATTCTTGTGAAGCAATAAATAAAGTTGTAAAACAAAGGGATGCTAAAGAATATAAATATAGACATGCAATAATTGAAGAAGTTGCTCCTGGTGTATTTATGATTGATGGTTTTGGTGAATCTTATAAATCACTTGAAGAAGCTAAGAAAGGAGTAGATTATTGGATTAAAGAAGGAATAAGATTTAATGATTCTAAAAAAATAAATGATCGTAGCGCTGATGTGAAAAAAACAGCTGAATATCTTTGGACGTGGAGAGATGCAAATTCCATGGATTTTAATTTTTGGTATGATAGTGATGAAGATTATGATAAAGCAAAAAAAGCGATAGATAATTATTATGAAAAATTAAAAGTTGTAGTTAATCAAATGTTAAAAGATGGATATGAAGCACAAATTGCTAGAATAAAAGAGGCAGCAGGTAAATGAAAAGATTAGTGGATAGCTCTAGAGTTACATATGGGAGCAAAATAACTGATCATATATGGAGTGATAATAATGGCCAATTAATTTGTCGTGATGTTATTATTGCGAGAACTGGCAAATATCAATATTTAGAAAGTGAAATTGAAGAAGATGGTGATCCAAATAAAGTAGTAGATGTATATAGAACTGATGATGAAGTTTTTAGTCCTATTGCAATCGCATCTTTTGAGAATAAGCCATTTTGTAATGATCATCCAGATGATGATGTAGATTGTGATAATTATAAAGAACTTTCTTGTGGATTTATTCGTGATATCAGAAGAGGTCAAGGAGATTTATCGAATTGTTTAATTTGCGATATAGTTGTAACTGACCCAGAAGTAATAGAACTAATAAAATCTGGGGAAAAAAGAGAGCTTTCGTTAGGATATAATTGTAATATTGAAAAAGATAATAATGGAAGATATATCCAAACGCATATAAGGGGAAATCATTTAGCACTTGTAGATAGTGGAAGAGCAGGAATTGCAACAATTAGAGATAGTTGTAATAAAATAAATAAAAATTTAGGAGGATATCAAACAGTGTTAAGAAGAAAGAATACTTTGCCTAAGATTAAACGTATGATTTATGATGATGACGAAGTAGGAGAAATTGAGGTTGAAGAAGTTAAAGACGACGAAGATGAAGTCAAAAACGAAACAGTAGGAGATGATGATGTAGCTCCCGTTTGGGCTACAGAGCTTAGCACAAAACTTGATAAAGTTTTATCGATGCTTGGTGGAAATCAGACCATTGGTGATGATGACGAAGTCGTTGAAGATGATGATGAAGAAGTTGTCGAAGATGACGATGAGGTCGAATCTGAGATTACTAAAGATGATGACGAAGTCGTTGAAGATGATGACGATGAGGTTGTCGAAGATGACGATGAAGATGTAGTAGAAGATGATGACGATGAGTTGTTAGATGCAGATGATATCGTTGAAACTCCAGTAAAAACTTCTGATAGAAAATCTTCTAGATATAAGGATTCCTCAAGAACATATTCTAAGTTTGTAAAGACAAAGGACACAAGTTCTACAAATAATAAAAGAAAAGAAATAGAAAATTCGTTTAAGAATAGATATAAGAATGCAATTAAAGGAGGCAGATAATGGCTAAGATTGTTGGTATTGATGGATTTCAAAGATTAATGCTTGGTAGAGAAACAAATATAAATCAGATAAAAACTAAGCCGTTTAGAGTAAGCGAAAAAGCAACAAATGGAGTACTTCCTGGCGATTTATTAATTAGAACTGATACAACTCAGGTTTATACAACTCCTTCTTTTACTGGACTTTCGAGTGAATATTCTGGAAAGGTTGCTGGTATTGCTTTATCGACTAACGTAAAAACAGATGTCTTGTTCCCTCAGTCTGAAGATGAAGTAAAGTTTACTTCTGGTGAAGCTGGTTCTTGCGTGATATATGGTGAAGTTGCAGTTTCATTATATGGTGTTTCTCCTTCTGAAGGTGATGATGTTTATTATCTTCCTTCTCAACGTTCGTTCTGTACAAGTGTAACTGGTTCTACGAGCGGATTTAAGATTGAAGGATGGAAATTTAGTGGAATAACAGAAGGCAACTTAACTGTTGTTTATGTTAAATAAGGAGGAATGAACAATAATGGGAAAGTTTTTTCAAGAAGTATCGTTAAGAGATAGTAAGCAGAGTATTGCTAGTATGGCATCTGAATGCAAGACTGGTATTACTTTGCATGATATGGCTCCTCAGTTTTATAATAGACTTTATAAAGATCAGAAAACGAAGAGAATGCACGATGCTAACTTTGCATTTGTTATGTCGAAGCTTAGCAAATTACATAATTTAACTTATGAGCCTTTGTATAATACAACTTATGCGCAAGATATTCCGATTGAAGTCGGTGGTGGAATGGTTGATTTCGTTGATTATTTCTCGGTTGAATGGGCTGGCATGCCTACGGAAAGCCAGAATTTAACTGGAAATAATGTAAACGTTGTTCCTCGTGTAAATGCTAAACTTAATCATGAGGCTGTGCCTGTATATAATTTTGAAATTGCTTATGATATTAAGTTTGTCGAAATTGATAAACTCAATAAGTTGCAATTTACGAAGTCTCTTGAGGCAATTTATAAAGATGCAATTCTTGCAGGTTGGGATTTATTCTGCGACAAGATTAGTTATTTTGGTGCAAATGGAAATGATGGCTTATTTACTTCTCCTAAGATTCATACGACTATTCTTCCTCAAGGCACGCAGGATGCAACTCAGAAAGGATTCAAGTCTATGAAAGATGAGGAAATTGTTGCTACAATTAATGGTATAATGAGTTATTATTTAATCAATAGCAATAATAATCTTGATCTTTTACCTGATGTATTCCTTATGCCTCAGACCGATGCTGCAGAGCTTACAGGTCGTTATAGTGATTTATTTACTAATACACTTAGACAGTTTCTTATGGTAAATAACATTGGTATTGACGAAATGAAAGCAGCTGGTTTAGATGGATATCTTCCTAAGTTTAGAGGCCGTGCTCGTCTTGAATCTATGGGAACAAATGAAGCAGGCAGAATTGTAACATATAAATATGATAAGAAATATGTACGTTTGGATATTACGTATCCTGTTCAAATGTACTATACTGCACCTAATATTGATAAGTTATGTTATACAACTTTCTTCGTTGGCCAAGTATCCGCATTACAGTTCCCTTATAATGAGAAACAAACTGAGGTTGGTGCGGTTTCTTATTGGGATTTCGCGAAACCTACTTCCGACTAATATAGTTTAAATAATACATTTAAATATTAGATAAATATTGTTGTTTAATAGTTATGAGGGTAATAACTGAATGCATAGTATTAGTAAAAGTTCTGCAATTGTAGATATTATATTATGTCATTCAGTTATTTAATTTATTAAGCAAAATAAAAATAGGAGAAAAATTCTTATGCCTACAGTTTCAACAACTAATACGACAGCAATCCAATATTCTGCTGGTTCTTACACTTCTGATATGATTTTAGACGTTGTAAAGACCATGTCCTTTAAATCAAATAAAAATGCAGATGGTAAAGTTACAAAAGTTTATGGTGATTGGATGAATAATTCAAACATTTATAAATTTAGACCAGGTGAAACAACTGTGCTTACGAAAGAAGATGTGTCTGACGAGAATATTAAAAATCTAATTAAAACAGGAAAAATTAGAAGGGTGCTTTAATGTCGATTATAGGTTTACCTGCCCAGCAAGATCCTCCAAAATATACGATCTCCTCCTTTTGTGTTTTTTGTCCTAAATTGAAACCTTGGGTTACGAATAAAGATAATTTAGAAAGTTTTAAAGAGCTCGTTTCATTATGTAAAGATAGGATTAATTATGCTTATTGGGGATATGAGTGGAAATATGCGATGAGTTTGGCTGTTGCACATTATATTTGCATAACTGATCCAGAATTCGTTCAGTCTATAGGCGCAGATTCAACTGCAGGTGGTGTAATGTCAAGTCGTTCAGTTGGGGACATAAGTTATTCATATGAAGTAGATAAATTTATGGAAGATAACCCTGCGTATAAATTTTGGAACACTACTGGGTATGGTAGACAATTAGTTGCGTTATCGTTAGCACGTGGATATGTTGGTTTTATAATTACAACATGAATATTGATATAATACACGAAAAGAAAAAATTTAATATAAAATACAATGGTGTAGTAAAGTATGGAATTCCAAGTGAAACAAATAAAAGAACAGATGGAAGTTTGAGTAATGCTGAAATATTAGCAATACTCGAAGCTGGCTCAGAAGTAAATAATTTACCTCCAAGACCTTTGTTAGAACCAGTAAGAGAAAAACATAAAGAGCAAATAGATAAAGATCTTATGTTGGCATGTTATTACATTTTTAAAGGTGAAGAACAGCAAGCGGACACTATAATGCAAAGATTAGCATTTAAAATGGAAACTTGGACAAAAGCATATTTTACAGAAGACAATGGTTGGGCACCCAATTCTCCTATTACGATACATGGTGGATGGATGGCAAATAAAAAAACCGGTAAACCATTTTATGTTAAAGGCAAAGGAAGTGACAGGCCAATGATTGATACAGGTGAACTCAGAAGATCAATTAGAGGTGTATTCATAAAAGATACATGATTTTAATTCTAAGACACTTTGTTAGTTTATTAAAATTTATATTAAAAAGTTATTTTCGTGTCATAGAGTTAATATCATGACTTCAGGAGAAGCATTAAATGAAAAGTAAAGACGTAAGAAAATATTATGAAGATATATTTCAAGAAATGCTTGCTCAGATGTTGCCTGATATGGATCGCAGTTTAATTCGTGCTAGTTATCAAGTAAACGGTGGATTTGCTGCCAAAAATGAGATTAATGATAATTATGATGATGGGGTTTCAGGGTTCTCAATATTAGATAATGTAATATATTTTAGGGTCGAATTTACTCCTGGTAGAATAAACTCAGAAATAGATCAAAAAGGAAATATTAGAGTTTTGAACTTTATAACATTGAACATAAATGTATATGGTTGCAATTCTTCGTTAATTGCATTAAAGATATTTTCAAAAGTTTATTCTGATGACATTATGTTTTTTATAAACCAGAACGGTATTTACTTGACTGGAAAGCCAAATGAAATACGAGAAATGAGGGAAGTAATTAATAGACAAATTTGGGAACGACATGATCTAACGTTAAATTATAATGTTGAAGAATTTATTGAAAATGGAATAAATATTAAATCTAAAGGTATAGATATTATTATATAAAATATTAATATAATAAATATATAAATAATAAATATATAAATAATAATATAATATAAATATAAAATGTTTAAAGTTAGTGATATAAATGCACTTAAACAAGCAATACAAGAATTAGGTGTTAAAAGATATAAAGTTATTAGAAACATAAGTAGAGGATTTAATAAACAAGGAAGGGTTGATAATATAAAAGTTGAAACATATGTAAATGCAATTATACAGCCATCTTCTAAAACTATAGAAATGAATAGTGAAGGTAATGGTGAATGGATAACTTCTGAATTTCAAGCCTTCGTTGTAAATCCTGATTATATATGCTTTGACGATATATTTGTAACTAATGAATTTGGTAATTTAAGGGTTGCTTCGGTTACAGATAATAGATTTCAAGGAACTATGTCAGCACAATTAGTTAGAGAAAATTCTGCTGGTACTTACTTAATGAATCAAGAAAATATTTGAGGTTAACTATGGAAAACAAAAAATATTATGAAATAATTTATGATGATATCGTTGACGATGTTATTTTTAAATTTAAAAAATTAAATCCTATTGAACACTTGAGCTTTATTTTAAAATCGCAAGATGATCAAGGACAAATTGATAAAGTAGAGGAATTTGTAAAAAAAGTTTTGCAGTGTTGTTTATGGAGTAAAGATATGAAAAACTTCTTTCCTTTAGTTGATGATTCTGGTTCTGCAAGACTTCCAGAATTAAATGATGATCCTGGCATTTCCTTAATTATGTTTTCAAGATTTAAATCTGAGGTGTTAATGCCAGTTTTTACAGAATCCAAAGCTTTCCAGAAAGGGTTGAAAGAAAAGGAAACAAAACAAGCAGAACAATAATACCTAAAAATGTTCCATTATGGTTGTATAATTTAATTGTAAATAAATATGCAACATATTATGAGATAAGGGAATTATTAGATGTTTGGGAAGTTTTGGATTTAATAGAAATTATGGTTGTTTGTGATTCAAACATTAATTTAAGTTATAATGATAATATAAATAAAAATTAGGAGGTGTTATTGTGGCTGATAAGAAGTATTCTGATGAGTATTTGGTTGCGATAACACCTTTTGTAGATGAAAAATTATGGGATGAAGCTTTAGGTTCAATTGATAAAAAATTAGACGAACTTAAAAAGAAATATTCTGGCGTTTTTGATTTAGATATTTCTAAGTTACAAAAGTTAAATAGTAATGTAAAAAGTGTAAATGAACAAGAAGAAAAAGTAGTTAAAAAAAATAAAATACAACAAATTGGAAATAAAAATAATAAGCAGAACAATCAATTATCCCAATCTTTATTTGGTAATGATTTAAAAAAATATGGTAATGAAATTATTGGTCAATTAGGAAAAAGTATTGGTGTAAATGAAAGTTTAATTCCACAAATAGGTGGTGCAACTTCAGCCATAGGAGTCGCAGTTGAGATTATAAAGCAAGTAGTTGAAATAGGTGAACAATTGGCTGATCAGGCTTCAACTATTAGTAATGATTTTGTTTCAAGTGATTCTATTTTTACAAATAGTGGAATTAAAAATATTATGTCAAATCTTGGTGTTAGTACTACTACGGCACAAGGAATGAGTTATGCTTTAGAGTCGTTAGACATGGATATGAGTGATTTGTCTACTGCAACTTCTGCACAAAGGGAAGCGTTTTATAGTTTGACAGGTCAATATGAGGATTTAGTTAGTCAAATAGATCAAGATAAATTACAAAAGTTTAATGAAGCTACACAAGAGTATCAATTGAAGCAGGTAGAAATTGAAATGCAAATGAAAGTTGCGGTTATGAAATTATTTGCTGAAAGTAGTGCTTTACCAAAATTATTAAATAACATAACTAATATGTTTCAAGGAATTGCCGATATATTATCTTCAGATACAATGCAATTTGCTTTTGATACGTTTATAGAATTTATAAATAATTTATTAAGTATTATTTCGGCTCCAATTAGTTGGTTAGGAAATGCATTTAGCGGAAGTACAAGTAATACAAGTAATAGTTATGATACAAAGGTTACGCAATATAATACATACAATGGTGCAAGTAATGATAGTAGTTCCGATTTGTCTTTGGCAATAAGACAAGCATTGAATGGGTAAATATGGAAAGTATTTATGTTAGAGATGTTGAAAATGATATAATATACTATATCCTATGTGTTTCACGTCTTGATATTGATTATAACACTACAATTACTAAATATCCTACAACGGAAGGCGCAAATATATCAGATCATGCATATTGTGAACCTAAGTCTATAAATCTTGATTTTGGTATTAGTAAAGTAATTTCTACTTCTAATGGATTTTATTATTATGATAGTAATGGTAATAAAATCATTTTAGGATATAAGCAAGTAAAAGAATTAATAAAACAATGGGATTCAAATCATACATTATTAGATTTACAAACAAGAAATGATTTATATAATAATTTATTAATTAGCAAATATGCCTTTTCAGAAGGTAGTGAGATTTATGCTTTAGATATTAGTATGACATTGCAAGAAATAAGAATTGCAAATTTAAAAACAATAACATTGCCAATTGAGGTTGAAACTACACAGGATAGTGTTGATGAGAACTCAGAACAAGAAAGTGGGAATACAGTTTCAAGTTTGTTAGGCAAAGTTGCTGCTGGTGCGGCAATTGGTGCCGTGGTTGGTAATATTGTTCCAATTCCAGGGGTTGGTGCTGGTGTTGGAGCTTTAGTAGGTGCGGTTGGTGGTTTTATATCTTGGTTGTGTGAATAAATTATGGAGATTTTATCATATCAGTTAAAATTTCATACAAATCTTTCTAGTTGTTTTATTTCAATATGTAATGGCAATAAAGTTAAATTGCATATTCGTCATGATTTGTTAAATGATATGTATTTTATTGATGTTGACATTTTGAAAAATGGAGAATATAAAAATATAATTAGTGGTATTAATATGGTCGTTGGTTCAAATTTATTTATGCAGTTTGCATATTATAATTTGGGAAATTTTTATATTATTCCATATATGAAGGAAGATTATGATAAAATTCCATCATCTGAAACATTAGTAAATAATTTTTTTGCAATATGGGAGCATAACTAATGTTTAAGAGGAATATAGATGTTTATGCCACTGATAAAACAACTGGAGAAACATACATATTAGTCAATCATGAAGATGGAGTAAATAATTTAATTTGTAAAGGTAAAATACAAAGATTTTGTGGAACTGAAGTAGATAAATTAACGTTAAGGGTATATAATCTATCATCTACAATCGTTGGTAATATAGCATCAAATTATTCAAATTATACTATTAGTGTTTTATTTGGTTATGAAGATGATGGGCAAATGAACACTATATTTGAAGGTAATTTGATGAGGATAATGAACCAAAGGGAAAATGAAGTTACGAATAAAACTACATTTTATGTGTATGATAGTGGTGATTTTTCAACATATGGGTTTTATTCTGGATCATATGACGATGGGGCAAATTATTATCAAATCGCAAAAGATGTATGTAGTAATGGCACATATAAAGTAAGTTATAACTTAAGTGAGAAATTAAAAAATTATACTGTAAGTGGTTCATTAGTTTTTTATAAATCGCAAGCTGAATGTTTGCAAGATATTGCTGATAAATGTGACATGTTATTAAATATAGAAAACGATTATGTATCAATATATGAAAAAGAAAGTGGATATGAAGATTGTATAGTTTTTAGTCAAGAAAATAAAGAATCGGGAAAAGTAGAAAGTAAAAGTGGATTAATAGGAATACCAACATTAGAGCAAGATGGTTTATCTTTTGAATGCCTAATTAATAGTAGAATGTCAATATATAGATTGGTACTAATCAACAATAGCATAATATCTTCAAATCAAACTGGTGTAACTCCAAGTAGGGATTATGGTGCCCAATTGGATTCAGACAATTTATATAGGGTAATTTCATTTTCGACTGATTTTGCAAATAATGGTGGGAAATGTAAAACTTCTGTAAGAGCATTAAGCAGAGAAATATTTGATGGAATTTAATATATGAACAAAAAGGCATTAAGATCATACTACAATCAAAGTGATTATTCAAATACAAATCAGGCTATATCGAACAATATAACAAACTTAAGGTTAGCAACAATTTGCAAAGTTACACAAGTAAATGATAATAAATTAAATGCAAAACCAATAGTTGCAGAGTCAATTAATCAAAAAGATGGTGAAGTATACATAGAATTGCCTGAATTTAAGAATGTGCCATATATTTCAGGTTGGAGCCCAAAAGAAGGTGATATTTGTGTTTGTATTACTTTAGATAGATCATATAGTGGGTATGATTCGGAAAGCGAAGAAATTATAAATAGTAATGGTGAAATACACGATATTAGTAATTGTGTAGCTATAGGTAAATTTAGCATATGAAATATTTTGTTGTTAAACATGAAAATGGGCATGATATCATTGATTTAAAGAATTTTGTTAAAGATAATGATGCAATAAAAAATGTGTTATATGCAAGATTGAAAATAATTTATGGTGAGCTTTATTATAACACGAGGATTGGTGTTCCTATAGGTTCTAATAAAAATGAAGTTGATTTATATGTAACTTCAACTATATTGAATACTGAAGGCATAAATTCAATTAAAAGTTTTGATAGCTCAATAGATAAAAATAGAAAATATTCAGCTACAATAAAAATAAGCACAATTTATAATAATGAAATTGTTTTAAATATATAAAGGTGTTATATGGCAAATGATTCTTTAATTTATATAGATGATAATGGTCTTCATGTTCCTATTAAAAGTGAAATTAAAGAAGACTTAAACAATATGGCTAAACAAGCTTTTGGTAGTGATTTTGCGACTGATGATGGGAGCGAATTCGATGTTTTTTTGGATCTTTTGTCAAATTGTTTAGCATCATTTTCATGTGCATGCAAAGATGTATTTAATTCATTTAATGCTACTACAGCAACTGGAATTGCTTTAGATAATCTTTGTTCTTTGGTTGGCATACAAAGATATGAGAATGAGGCAGATGCACATTTGAGATATAGGTATATAAATTCTGCAGTTAGCGAATCAAGTAGTAATAAATTAGCATTGATTTCTAAATTATTAAAAGTAAATATTGTTGATGATAATGAAATAGTTGGGAAAGTTTCTTATGCTAATATTTATGATAATAGTAGTGAAGGGAATGAAAGCATAAAATTACATTATAATAATAGTCAAGTTGTATTGCCACATTCAATTGCTGTATTTGTTCAATATGATATTAATGAAGAAAAATATGCCGATGATATGAAAAATGAAATTGCAACTTGTATTCATGATTATAAGACATTAGGTTGTTCAGTTGGATTAAGTGATGAATCAAATGCATTACAAAATAAACAAGAAGGCATATGCACAAACGATAAAACAGTTACAGTTGAATTTTTAAAAGTTGTAAATGTAAATTTGAAGTTTTCAATTACATTAAAGTCAATTTCTAGTTTGTCTAGTAATCAAAAATCTTCTATAAGTGATTCTTTGAAAAATAAGATGTTTGATGTTATTGATAAATTAGATCCATATACAAATGTCCAATATTATGATATCCTTAATTGTGTATTTAATTTATATGATGAGTTTGGCTTAACTTCAAAAGATTTTATTCTTTCATCTATATCTGCTTATAAGTACAATGATGGTTTAACAAATATTGGAGCATTGGATTTTGGTATCAATAATGATATAGAAATTTTATTAGACGAAAAAGCTAATGTAAATGTTAAAAATAAAAATGAAGCTAATGAAGAAATTGATATAATTATTAATTGGAGCTAAAATGGTTAAATTAGATAAATTCTTAAATAAACTTCCTGCTTATTTTTATAGATATAATGTGTATGAAGATAAATATGGAGAAAAGCATGAAGGTGGATTTTATAAATTTACTGAATTAGTTAATAATTATATATTAAATGGCTGCAATAATATTTTGGATTATTTCGAACAGTTTAATGCAGCATTTAATTATGATGAATCTAAATATTCTATTTTTACATTACAAAAAATAGCTGATATTTTAAATGTAAAAATTTCAGATGTAAATAAGGAAAATGAAAATTATAAGAAATATTTACTAGTTGCTATTAAAGGAAAAATTATAAATAATATTTTTAGGGGAAATAGGGAAAGTTTAATAGATAACTTAGAATATATCTTTAGTGATGCTAATATTTTAGTTGAAGAAAATAATATGAGTTTGGAAGTAGATGTTTCTTCAAATGATTTTGTTTATAATATTCCATATGAGATATTTTTAAAATATACAACACCAAAATTACTTGGGGTTAGTTCTACGTTTAAGTATAGGTATGGTGATATATTTACTTATGATTACGATTTCAATGAAGCAAAAGAAATATATGAAAGTTATGGAAACAATTTAAGTTCTTGGTTGAATAATATATCTGAAGGAAGTCAAGAATATGATCATAGGCAATTTATATATAATAAATTTAAAGATACTGAATCGTATATAAAATATTGTAGAGAAATAGTTAATTATACTGAGGAAGAAGATGAAATAAATATGTGGATAAATCCAAGTAATTATTCTACTAACAATAAAGATAAAATTATTGTAATTAAAACATTATATGGATTTTATTCTGAAGAAAAAAATAATTCAAAATATATAATTGAGGTATAAAATGGCGGAAAATAAAATAAAAGTATTTGGTGAAAATTTAGCCACTGAAAGGGATGCCGAAACAAATGCAAAAATTTATGATGATGATACTTTTAATAGTGATAATGTAAAGAAATACTTTTCTCCTGGTATGTATGCAAGTTCTGATGTAATGAATACTACGTTAAGGCAGATGAGTTTTGTAGTAAGTGCGTTATGCGAAGCGATAAAGGATAAAACTATTGGTAATACAAAAATAGATGATATTACTACAGGCAAAACTGAAGAAGAATTAAAAGAGAACTATGAAAAATTGGTAAAGTATTTTAAATATTTTTTGCTTGGTGATTATGATTTGCATCCACTTCAATTATCAGATAGCTTGTTTCAATATAGCGATGGTACTACATACCAAGAGCATAATGGTGTCACAATTCAATTAGAAAGAAGTTTTAGTAATGGTAAATTAAAGCTAACGCACAAAGGCTATCCTCAAAATTATGATACTGATTCTGGAAATATTAAAGAAAAATTTGACAGTATAGATAGTAAGTATGATAGTTTAATTGTAAGTTTGAGTAGTTTAAATCAAATTACTAATGGAAAACAAAATAAAATACAATATATAGTATTTGATGATTTTCCTGAATATTTTGTAACTTCTGGTCCTGGTATTTATATTGCCACATTTATTGCAGGATCAGGTCCGTATTATACAGGTACATTATATGTCACTAATCATAATGTATATGGTAGTGCTTCTAATAATGTTATATATGCTCCAGTTGGATCAACAAGTGTAAATTTAACGTATTGTTATTATTCTGATGGTGGTTTTGGTGCAATAAAAGTAACTAGTTCAACAGGGCAAGTATATAAGTTTTTGTCATATGCAAAAATATCATATAATTCATAAAAAATTAATATAATAATATGGATAATATATTAGTAACAAATAAAAATACTTTATATATGGACGATGGCATTATATTATCGAAAGATTCAAAAAAATCTATTAAGTTGAAGTTTTTATTTCAAAAAAGAAATAAAGATTTAACTTATGTTGCAGTTTTTAGAAATGAATTAAGTAAAAGATATTTTTCTGAATTAGACGATGATAATTGTTGTTATGTTCCAGAAGAAGTATTAAGAAAAACTGATAGTGTTTTTCTAAAAATAGTTGGAATAAAAGATTATTATAAATATATATATGTTGGTGAAGGTCAAAGTAGTTGTGAACATAATGAAGCTACGTTTGAAGATATAGATAAAATGTTTGAAAATTTGGATAGTTAAGTTTGGTGATTAAATATGGCGTTAGATAATATATTAAATAATTACAAACAAATTATATATAGTAAAAAAATACAGTGTAATTTAGAATTATCCAAAAAGGCTCAGGTGTCAATTATATGTCCAAACAATATAAATATATTAAAAGTATATATTGATGACACGGAAGCTAATCTGGTGACTTCTAGTGATATTCTAGATGATAACTACAATAGTTATATAACAATTGAGTCATTTGAAGTTGGTGAACACAAAATTGAAATAATTTCAGAACCAAATGGAAACTCAAAAGGGTATGATATAAATTTAAGTGAGAATGAAGAAATTTTAAATTTAATGGAAGTACCGGTTGCTGATGTAGTATATAGCACAATTGAATGTAAAATAAACGTTTTATAGTGGTATTATAATGTACAATATAATTTCTGAATTTTCTGATGTTAGACAAGATAATAGAATATTAAAAATAAACCAAGGTGATAGTTTTGTATTGCCTGTAAAGTTTACTATACATACTAAGGGTATCCATAATGAAGATATAGATATAAATATACCAGAAAAATGGAAAATTAGAGTAGAAATAAAAAGGGACCCAAGATTTGTAAATAATATACTAGAGTTTGAATATACTAACATAAAAAATAATATAGTATATATTGAATTTAAAGGTGAAGACACAATGTTGCTTAGAGATGGTGTGGATTATGTGTTGAAAGCAAAATTGTATGATGAAAATGATGAAATGTGTTATGATCTAATACATAATATGAAAATTAAGGTTGGTTAATATGGCTGATATACAAGATGTAATTGAATTTGAAATATATTCTGGGATTAAAGCAGTTGGTGTTCCTTCTGGTGGTGAAAAAGGACAAATAATAAAGAAAAATAGTAATACAGAAAATGATACAGATTGGAAGTACCCTGATATAATAGTAACAAAAATTATATTGGATCCAATTGAAGAGTTTTACGATAATAATAATATTATGTTCTATGTTGGAAATACATTTGAACAATTTGAGAGAAATAGGTTTTATATTTGTGAAAAATATGACGATGGAATTAGATGGAAAGAGCTTTCGGTTTCTGATCTTAGTGTAGTAGATGATGAGCTTTTAGTTAGGGTTGATGATGTATTAACGATAGATTTAAATAATTTGATAAATAAATCATGCATAGTTTTGGATTCGATAGAAGAAAATGAAGACGATATCCAACAATTGTTTAAAGCTTCTATTTTTGATGTTGCTAATAAATTAAATGAATTAATTGCTTCATATAATGTAAACAAAAATAAATTAAATAGTTTTATTGGTAGTACAAATACTTTTATTGAAAATACAAATAATTCGATAGAAAAAATTAATTCTTCAATTGATGAAATTCAATCAAAGTTATCTTCTGTTTTTGTGGATTTTCTTGGTTCATCTTTTGTTGGCAATGATTTTCAAGGTATATATTGGAATGGAACACAATTTGTTCCTCAAGCATTAACCTTTGCGGATGCAAGTTGGGATTCAATAAAGCAAATAGCTGATTCAGGCAAAGCAAGCAGCGTGTTTAAGGTAGGAGACACAAAAACCGTTAAATTGACTACTGGTGAAGAGTTTGAAGTGGTAATTTTAGATTTTGACCATGATACCAAATATGCAGATGAAAGTAAAGCTCCTATTACTTTTGGTATGACTGGACTATTGCCTAATATAACGGCGGTTATGAATAGTACTGCTACCAACTCTGGCGGTTGGTATGATTCGTATATGCGAACTTATCTTAACGAAACAGTATACAATTTATTGCCCGATGATTTAAAGAAAGTCATAGCGCGAGTATTTAAAAGTTCCACAATTGGCAATAAAAGCACTTCCGTTACTCGTATTGGTTGTGAACTTTGGCTGTTTGCCGAGGTTGAACTTAGTGGAAACACGAACGATGGTTATAAAGATGAGGGCAGTCGGTACGCCTATTATAAAACAGTAAAGGATGGTACTGCAAAAGCTGATAGAATTAAAACCGTGAATGGTGTAGCGCAGAAATGGTGGCTTCGTACTCCAAGTATCGGCGGTACAGCAAAATTCCGTTATATCGATACTGACGGTACTGTTCTTCAAAATGATGCAACTAATTTATACAGTATTTGTTTTGGTTTTTGCATTTGATATTGAATTTTAGTATAAGGTGGGTTGACATGTCAAGTGAATCAAATGAAAATAAAAAAATAATTGTAACACTTGATAAACTTGAGTATTATAATAAAAATATTCAAAAATATTATGCTACAAAGAAATTTGTTGAGGATTTCCAAAACAAAAGTTATGTAAAAGAAATAGATGAAGATGATGCTGCTTGGTATAAAATTAATAATGAATGGAGATTTGAGATTTTAAAAGAAGAGCATAGTTTTCAAAAACCATATGTCGATGAAGTTTGGATGATAGATGGTGAAGGATATCAAGATATATGCAGTTCATATAAAGTTTATTTTGGGGGAAGAATTGTATTAATCTTTGATAAAAAAGTGCATTGTAAAATTATAATTAAAGGAGAATAAAGCATGGCAGAATTAGAAAAAATCTTAAGAGGAAATACAATAGGTGAAAATACTGTTAATACAAATAGCAATTTCACAAAATTGAACAAAGAAATCGAAGATGTTTCAACAAAAGTTGGTGAAATTGAGGAACAGTTAGAAGATGTAGGGAAAGTAGATGATGTAAGAGTTAATAATGGTTCAATTGTTACAAACAAAGTAGCGAATATACCTTTAGCTTCTAGTACAGATTTTGGTTTAGTAAGAGTATTTAATGATACTATACAAACAGTTGATGCAATTACTACTTCTTCGACTTCAAAAAGGACATATGGGGTACAAAAAAATGCAACTAATAAATTAGTCGTTAATGTACCTTGGGAAAATACAACTTATTCTGCAAGTGATGGTTTATCGTTAAATAATAATGAATTTTCATTAAAAACAGCTACTTCTTCTGGAATTGGTGGGGTTGCTATTGGGTATGAAGATTTTTCTAGTGAAACACGGAATTATGCAGTTAAGTTAGATTCAGACAATAAAGCATATGTGAATGTACCTTGGACTGATAATGATACAACATATTCTGGTGATACTGGCATAATATTAAGTGGGAATACTTTTAAAGCTGCTCTTTCAAGTGAAACAAAAGGGACTGTATCAAGTACATATTCTCAAGGGACTTCTTCATCAAAGTTCTATTCAGTTCAAATGGATAAAGATGGGAAACTTGCAGTTAATGTGCCATGGACAGATAATAATACTAATACAGCGCATGCACATACAGCTGGTGTAGGTCTTGTTCTTTCTTCTGGATCAGGTGGTATTTCTGGTACTACTACGTATAAAGTTGATATTAAAAATGAGACTGTGGCATCTGAAGTGAGTGCATATACCAAAGGTGATGATGCTTCAAGATTTTATGCAGTTCAGTTAGATAGTGAAAAAGATTTGGCAGTAAATGTTCCATGGACAGATACAACATATACGTGTTCAGATGGTATAACATTAAATGATAATGAGTTTAAACTTACATTGTCTAACTCAGCTTTGGCTCAAGATTCATCTAGTTATACTGCTGGTGTTGAAGGTAGATTTTATTCAGTTCAATTAGACAGTGATGGAAATCTTGCTGTATATGTACCTTGGGTTGATACCAATACGACATATAGTAGTGCGACAAATAATACATTAGGCTTAGTTAAACCTTTGGTTTATCATAGTAAAGCTTCTACTGGAGCCAAAGCTTCTAGTGATTCAAATGCTATTTCTGTAAATAATGCTACGTCGGCATCTGGAAGATATTATCCAATTGAAAGTGATAGTAATGGGAGTTTATTTGTTAACGTACCTTGGGAAGATGGTGGATATTTGACTGCTTGTGTAACTAATAATACATATAGTAAATTATACATTATTGGTTCTAACGTATTTGGTGAAGAAGGTGATGCTCTTGTTGATGCTGTGACATATACAAATACTAATGTATATATACAAGGTAATGAACTATATAGTAATGGCAAAAAAGTTGCTACGTCAGAAGAATTGACTAAAGCAATTGACGGAATTTCTGGTGGCTTATATTTTAAGGGTACGTTGGGAACTAATGGAACAATTACAGAATTACCTGATGCTTCAAATTCTACAATTGGTTATATGTATAAAGTCATTACTGCTGGAACATATGGTGGTATAGTTGCTGAAGTTGGTGATTTAATTATTGGCACTAGCACTGAGTGGCTTCTCGTTCCTTCTGGTGATGATGGTGATGTTTATGCCGATAATAATTTTGTTAATGATAAATTTATAGTTGCAGATGGCAATCAGAAGAAAGTAAAATCTAGTGCATATAGCATTGATCCTTATAATACAACACCGACTTATAGCAATAATTTTATTCCAACAAGTTCGCAAGTTATGAATGAAGTTGCAAGTACAAATGATATTGTTTATTCTTCAAATAAAGAGCAACTTGATGATGGAACTTATAAATATTCTGCTAGTAATGTGTATTTTGCGAAAGAAGTGTATACATATGATAGTTCAAATGGTCATTCTTACATTGGGAAAAAGATCTCCACTGTTGATATAATAAACGAGTTTTGTGATGCTTCATTTGGTGTAAACAAAGGCACTGTCGATACATATAATGTTAGTATAATATCAGATGTAGATTTAGGTGATAAAGTATGCTTTATGACTACGAAGTATGCTTTATGATCATAAAATTTTATTAAGTAAAAGGATTCGTTTATGGATAAAATTCTAAGAGGTAATACTGTTTCTGAGAATTATGATATTATTAATAGTAATTTTGAGGAATTAAAAGATACTATTAGTAATACAAATGGAAATGCTGTCACTTCTGTAAATGGTCAGAAGGGTGACGTAACGATCAATATAGAAACTGGTAGTGGAAGTAGCTCAATTCAACAAGTATCCGATTCTTCCTACACAAGCGGCTTATCGGTAAAAAGCAAAAATGCTAATGCATACGCGCAAGACAATACGATCACCGATACTGAAGAAATTGGCGCAGTAGGAAGCTTTGCAGCAGCATTAGGTGGTGCTTCACAAGCAAAAGGTAAAAGATCGGTTGCCGAAGGAACTACAACTCTTGCGAAAGGAAATTACTCTCATGCGGAAGGTAACGCTTCGGTTACATTAAGTGGCGGCGTCAATGCTCACGCGGAAGGTTTAGCTACAACGGCGGGCGGAAATAGTTCACATAGTGAAGGTAGATATACACAAGCTTTAGGCACTTCTTCGCACGCGGAAGGTGGCTCTACAATTGCAAAAGAAGAATATACTCATGCAGAAGGTAACTCTACAACTGCATCTGGACGATTTGCTCATGCTGAAGGCAATTCCACAACTGCGTCAGGTGAACAATCCCATACCGAAGGAATAGAAACTAAAGCAACAATGGAAGCCACTCATGCCGAAGGAAGTAAGACAATAGCATCTGGTATGGCTTCTCACTCGGAGGGGATAAGTACAAAAGCTACTGGGGAAGGTTCTCACGCAGAAGGACAAGAGACTACCGCGTCAGGTTATGCAGCTCATAGTGAAGGATATAGTAATGTTGCTTCAGGCGCAGAATCTCACGCGGAGGGTAATTCTACAACTGCTTCAGGTGAACAGTCCCATGCTGAAGGACAGAATACAACTGCTTCAGGTATACAATCTCATACAGAGGGGTTAAATACCAAAGCTACCTCAGATCAAGCGCATTCAGAGGGCATGGGATCGGAAGCTCAAGGAAGTCATTCTCATGCTGAAGGTTATTATTCAAAAACACTAATTAAACTTCCAACAAGTTCATCGGGGTCTGGTTCAGGTTCAACAGATTCAACAGAAGATACTGATACCGATGAAGGTATAGTATATGATGACCACAGAGGTGAAAATGCGCATGCGGAAGGTTGCCGTACAACAGCAATAGGGTATTCCTCTCATACGGAAGGATATAAAACCACTGCAACAGGCTATATGTCTCATGCTGAAGGTGACTCTACAAGTGCAACGGGGAACGAGTCACATGCAGAGGGCTATAAGACAGTTGCGTCAGGCAATAAGTCTCATGCCGAAGGCGGTATCACCACCGCCAAAGGCATGTGCTCTCATGCAGGCGGTGATAATACTATAGCAGGGTACGATTATCAAACCGCAATTGGTAAGTATAATAATAACAACTCCGACACCCTATTTGAAGTTGGTAATGGCAGTAGTTCCGCAAGATCTAATGCGTTAGAGGTTCATTCGGACGGAAGAGCAACAGTTTATGGGAAGCCTACGGGGGATAATGACGTAGTACGATTAACTGACATTCCCGTGACATCAGTCAATGGAAAGACGGGTGCCGTGACAATTTCGACAGGAGTAAGTTCTGTTAACGGAAGCACTGGCGCGGTAAAACTCACCCCTTATGATATCCTCGGGGAAAATGTTATTTTTAATTGTTCATCAACTGAAAGGTCTACGATTAAAACAGTAAGCGATTATCCTGCTTCGTTAGGGCTATATAATGGATTAACAATAAGAGTGAGATTTGAATATGCCAATACTGCTGACACCGAAACATATTTAAAATTAGGATCGATTGGGGTTAGTTACAAAATTTGCTCAAGTACTGGCGTAAACATAGTCTACCCACTTTGTTGGTTCCCAGGAGAAATCGTTACGCTTGTGCTTCAGGATTCAGTCTGGTATATTGTTAGCGGTTATAATTACCCAATAGGTTCATTGTTTATCACCACACGAAATGCACCACCTGCTTCATTATTTGGTGGAAGTTGGACTCAAATTACAGATAAGGTGTTATTTGCAAGAGGAAGCACTTATACTGCTGGTTCATTAAATGGTGGAACAGATACGACAAATACCATAAAATATGTAGGTTTTTATGTATGGCAAAGAACAGCGTAAAAGGAGAATATCATGAAAGTATTTAATCAAGACAAAACGACAGAAATTTCGAGCTACGACCTTGAAAAAGGATATTTAAAGGCAGATAAGTTTGTCAAAGTTCATCATGAAGCAGTACCATTTGTTAATGGCAAGACAGCTAAAGAAGTCTATACAGAAATGTTGGAAAAGGGTGAAAATGTTAAAGAATATTATGGTGAATATTATCTTGTAACTGAGACATTTGATAATGGTGGTGAGACATTAGAAGAAATTAAACCTATTGCAGATATTCCTGCACAAGATGCATATGATGAATATGAAGATATTCAAATATATATACCATATACGCAAGAAGAAATTGATAATCATAAAAAAAATAAATTAAGAAGTTTACGCAAACCATTATTAGAAGCATTCGATAAATGGGAGAAAGCTGTGTTACGTGGAAGGGAAATGGATGATGAATTGGTAATGGAATGGTATTATGCAATTCTTGATTTAGATGAAAAAGAAATTGAAAATGTACCAGAACGTGTGCAATATTATTTATAATTTTCAATAAAAATATTTTTGTTTTATAGTAAATCATTTCATACTTTTTTAGTTTTTGTATATAATAATATAAAGATAATAAATTTTAAATTGCTAAAATAAAAATAATTATAAGGAGAAAATTATGCAAAATTATGTTTATAAGGATGGGAAAATTCTACAAGATATAACTGATGACATAAAGCAGCAATATCCCAAGATCACAATTACTGAAACTATTTATAGTGATGCTACGGAAGAGTTTACAACTAAAGTGAAGCAGTTATATGAACAGGTTGAAAGTAAAATTAGAAAGAAGAATGAGTTTAATTCTTTGGTTGCACAATATCAATACGAAATAGATAAGATTGATAATGATGTAAATTCTGCTATTGAGCAAAGTAAATTAGACAAAGAATTGGTAAAAATAATTGATCCAGAAAGAGCAACGCTCATGGGTCTTTGATTAAAAAAATATAATTTAAAATTTATTATCAAAATAATACGAGGAAAATAAAATGACTTTTTTTCAATGGATAGAGAAATATGATATGTTTGTATTATTAGTTGGTGCATTAGGTTGCATTATTACTGGTATGCTTAAATCCATGATAAAAAAATTAATAAATAAGTATCAGGCTAATAAAATAAAAAGTTGTAAAGATGACGAGGATAAAGCTAATTCTTATGGTGAGAAATGGTATAAAGGTGTATTAACAAATTGGTGCACTGCAATATCTTTTCTTGTTTCATGTATTTGCTCTATTCTTTGGTATTGTTTATATTTAAAAGTATTAAATTTCTATGTAAATGCCAATTTTTATTTACAACTTTTAGCTGCAACAACATTTGCAAAAATCGTTTATGCGGCATATGAAGGTATTGGTCCTGTTTCATTAAAGGATTTAATAAAAAAGATAGCCACCAGTATAGTTAGCCAAAAATCTGGAACTGCAATTACTAATGAAGTTTTAAGTGAAAATGCTGAGCAAATTATTAGTGCTATTGAAGCAGCAATTCCATTAACTGAAGGGGTAAGAGATAAAATATTAGAATCCTTAAAAAATTCTGGTACAACTACAAATGATGAGCAAAATAATGACAAGGATAGCGAAGAGTAAATTTTAAATTTGCTAATTGGATTTTATATTGTTTAACAATGGTGGTTTATGGACAAAGTTAAAGAATATTTTAAAAATAAAAATCCAAATCAAATATTTTCATTATGTTTATTCGTAACATGTATAATTGTTATGGTTATATGTGTAATTGCAAGATTATTTGGAATATTATGGTTTAACGCAGATGTATCATCAATTAAAATTCCAAGTATATTTTGGCAAAACAGAATAATGAATTTACTTTTTATCATTGAATTAGTTTTTGTTTATAAAATATTATGTAGAATAAAATGGTTATATTGTCTAATTATATCTATTGTTCAAACGATCATAATTCATTTTATAAATTCAGAAACTATAGCAAATATATTAAATATAATTTTTATAGTAATAATTCCAGTTGTAACAACAAAAAGTTTATTTACAATTTTTGATTCAATTTGTTTATATATTCTAATGTTTTTATATTCTATTATATTTTTATATGGTAGGATAGGAAGTATAGAACTTAATAGTTCATATAATTTTATTTATAGTATTATTGGTTCTATAGATTATAAATTATTTATAATATCAATTTATTTATTTGTTCAAAGTTTTGGAGGTGTAAAATTATGGAAAAGTCAAAAAAGACTGATTTTTCAGAAAGACCTATTGACAAAAACAAAGTAGATCCAAGTTGTCCTTGGTGGATATTTGGTAATGAAGAAAGTGCTGATAATGATTTGAAAGAAAAGTTTGAAGTAGAAGATGAAGAGGATAAAAATAAGTAATAAACAGTATAAAAGAATCTCGCTTATTTATCGAATAGGTGGATTCTTTTTTATTTTGTCATTATTGATACTTTATAGCTTATTAATTAGAAAGTTTATAGAGTTTGTTTTTGTTTTTACTTTATATTTTGTAACCAAAGGATTGTATCAAAATCAATTCCATTCAAATTCTTTAAAGCAATGCTTTATGTTATCCATAATTGTATTTGTTGTATTAACTACAATAGCAATAGATAAAAATATAAGCATTTTGTTTTCTTGTTTATTAGGATTGATTACTTCGTTGGCAAGCTGTAATATTGGCAAAATACAATTAAAATTAAAAGATTATAATTATATAGAACCAAGATATAATGAACTTTTAGAGTTTTATAATAAATCAACAAAGTTTAACGTTAAAACTTGTACTAAAGAACAAATGATAGAAAAATGTAATTCGTTAGGATTTAATAAAGATCAAACAGAATTTTGTATTAAAGCATTTGTTGAAAAGTTATCAGAAATAGAATTATCTGATTATTGTTGTATAGAATTACAAAGTGCTAAGAACAAGAAAATGTATTATAAGAAAAAACTAATGAAATAATTACTTTTTAAGTATTTTCAACTAAATAAAAATTGTTTAAAATATAACCGTAAATAAAAATAGTTTACGGTTATATTTTTATTTTAGGTGGAATTATGGCTATTGATTTTAGGGAAAAGTTTTTAGATAATCTAACTGAAAGTGCATGTGAAATAATAAAAAAGCAAGCAAGCGGTATATGCATTTCAGATAATGAGTATTTGTTTGTTCAAATGTATTTGGACGAATTAGAAAAGTATGAGCGCATTCCTTTGAGTAGAAAAATAATAAATGGCGTGAAAGAAATTTCTAGTTTTGTCAAAGAAAATATGGGTGGTATGGGAAAATTATTTGAAAATTCAAATGATGCTTCTAATGGAATTGCAGATGATTATGTGATTAATACAAATGTAGATGAAGTATCTTTAAATGAATTTAATAATTAAAAAGGAGTTGTCTAAATGGCTAATATGTTAAATGGTAATTTTCCAAATCAATATGGAGTATATGGAGCTCCTATACCGAATTATATGCAAAATAATAATGTAGATCAATTGTATAATACATACAAAACAATGATGGAAAATAATCCATATTTACAGCAACAACAAAATCAAAATTCTAATCCTTCGTTAGGGCAAAGTGGATCTTTTATGTTTGTAAAAAGTTTTAATGAGGTTGAAAATTATCCAGTTTCTCCTGATGGCAGGCCTACTTTGTTTTTTATGTCAAATGGAATATTTTGGAGCAAAAAGTTTTTAAATGGCAAAACAGTAATACAAACATTTAATTATGGAACAATGAATACAAATGGTGAAAGTGGGGCCCTTGATAGTACTCAGGAGACACAAAACGCTGATTCTAATATAGATAATAATCAAAACAAAGAAATGACTTCTGGACAATCCAGAATGACTCAAGATGAGCATATAAATTCTGATAGTGCTTTGTTTGATGCTATAATGCAAAGAATAGATGAAATAAATAAAAAGGTTGTTTTACTAGATAAAAGGACAAAAAAGTTAAACAAAGAAAATAATAAAAACAAAGAAAAGGAGGTAAATTCTAATGTCGTTTAATTGGAACAAACTTGTTAATATAGCAAATGGACTTACTTCACCAAAACAAACTATAAATATGTTATTAAATCAAATAGCAAAAAAAGATAAAACAAAAGCGGAAATCTTAAGGAAAATGATCAATGATGGTAGGAATGCTTCTGATGTTTTAGTTGAAATTTCTTCCAAAGGTGAAATAAGCCTTGATCAACTTTCGGAAATTAAAAAAATATATAATGTTTTACGCAAATTAGGGTTAAAACAACAAATTCCAAATGAGATTTGGATTAATGCTGAACAAGCAATAAGAAAAGGAATTTCTAATAAAAAAGTAAATAAACAACAGAATATTGGTGTTTCTGGTTTTTAATTTGATATGTAATGCTAAGTTGGCGGCCGTGATTTAGTATTGTATATAAATAATATAATAATAAGGAGAATAATAAAATGGATGCTTCAGAAGCTTTATTGATTTCTGGTAGAAACAGAAATGAAGACTGGGGTGGAGGAATGTTTATGTGGGTTATTGTACTCGTATTAATTTTCTTCGCTTTTGGTTGGGGCGGAAATAGAGGCTGGGGAAATGAAGGTTCCAATTCTAGTACTGCTGCAATAGATACAGCTTCTATATTGGCTGCTGTAGGTGCACAGGGTAGGACACAAGATCTTTCTCAAGTTGAACGTGATGTATTACAAACTTCAGCTGCAACCCAACAGGATATTTTTAATACTTCATGTAAAACTCAGAATGATGTATTTAATACTGCATGTAGTACACAAAAAGAGATCCTTGAAAGTCGTTATACAACCCAACTTGGATTTCAGAATGCTCAGGCACAGATGGCAAGTTGTTGCTGTGACATTAAACAGGCAATTCAGAACGATGGTGAACAAACTCGTGCACTTATTACTGGTAATACTATTCAGTCCCTTAGAGATGCGAATAATGCACTTAACCAGCAATTAATGGTTGCCCAACTTGTTTCTCAGAATCAATTACAGACTGATACGTTAGTAAATAATTTACTTCCTAGAGCAATTCCTTCGTATCCTAGTTGTAGCCCGTATATGGCAACATATTATGGCTCATATGCATATAATAATGCATATAATAGTGGGTGCAATGGTTGCAGCTGTAATGGCTAATGATTAAAAATTAAATAATTGTTTGTGCAATTTCACTGCACTAAAATAAGGCTGCAGGCAAAATTGCTTGTGGTCTTATATTTTTATAAAAAATAATTAAAGGAGAAATAAAAATTTTATGATTAATTATACTAAATCTTCATTAACAATGTACAACAACAATTCTCAACCCGTAATTACAAATGGAGAACTTACTTTTCCTTCTGTTTGCGATGATACTGGGTGTTCTATAGGACATTCATCTGGTAGTGCAACTATAAGACATACTGGTTTATATACATTTAATTTTGATGGCTATGGTGTCGGTACGACTGCTGGTGTTGTAATTGTTCAAATGTTTAAGGATGGCGTTGCTGTTCCTTGTGCAATTGATGCTCAAACTGTTGCAATAGGCGATACACGCAATTTGCATTTTAGTACTACATTAGTTGTTCCGACATGTTGTGCAAATAATCCTACATATACGATCAAATTGGTTGGTGTAGGGTTTACATTTAATCATGTTAAATTTTCAATAGTACGGGAGGCATAATTGTAATATTATGGTTGGAGAGATAAAATATTCTAATTATATATCTGATCCAACTATAGTAACGAATGCTTGGGGAGGACAAATAATTTATTTGCCATATCCTGAGACAAATCAACAAGTTACTGTTTCTGTTGGGAATGTATATCAAATTGGAGCAAATGAAAAACCAAAAGTAGTGAATTCTGGTACTTCAACAAATGTCATATTAGATTTTTATTTTCCAGAAAATTTATCTATAAATCCAAAGGATAGTGAGGATTAATATGATTACTGGAACTATTGGTATTCTTTATATTTTGGTTGCCGCAGGCATAATTCAAAATCATAGTTTAAAACGTGATATAGAGGATTTGTATTATCAAGAATTAATTTCAACTTTAGTGTTGAATGATAATGAAAAATCTATAATCAATAGTTTAAATAATAAGGAGAAATAATACTATGATGAAAATAAGCAAAATAGTAAAACAATATGATAAACTTCTAAGATCTATAGATGAATATTTAGATTGTTTAGATGAAGAAAAAGCAAGTGATAATGATGAAGATATTATTGCTGTGTACTCAAAGATAATATTACAAAAATTTGAGATGTGCGAATCTTTGCATAATCTTGTCGTAAAAATAATTGATAAGTATAAGGCTAAGGTTGGAGATCCACCTGAATATATGCTTAAATTATGGTCCATTTATCATAAGGATTATGTTGAAGAATACTCAAGATTAAAATATAGGTATGAAATATCAAAGAAATAAAGTGAGGTATTTATATGCTAAAAATGATGAAATGTTTAGATAAACAAATAAAATCAGAATTGGATAAGGCAGAAGAATATTGTGACTATGCGTTAAAGTATAAAGATGAAATTGAATATGAGCATTTATATAAAACGTATGTTAAGTTGGCTGAGCAGGAAATTGATCATGCCGATTGGTTATGCGAAGATATGACTTTGCTAATTGCTGCTAAGAAAAGAGCACAGACGGAGCTGCCTATAGAAATTTCTGTAATTTATGATTACATTAAAGAAAACAATGATGATAGAAAATCTAAAGTAAAGATAAAACTTGAAATGGCCAAGAAAGCTTCATATTAAAATTTTATGTAATTATAAGAATAAACGCTAAAATTGGTAGAAACACCAAGAGTAGGCGTTTATTTTTATGCAAAAAAAATTTACAAATTTGTAAAAAAGTTTTGGAAAATGGCTTAAAAACAGTTTACAAACTTGTAAAATTATGGTATAATGTATTTGTAAATAAATTAAAGGAGACCAATAAAATGAAATACGGAGAAGAATTAAAACAAAGCATTATAGAAGAAAGAAATCACATATGTGAATTAATTGAAGAAAGACAGAAGCACATAAATGCATGTGATTATGATTATGATGATTGTTTTGTAAGTGATCATATAGATCACGACAAAATTAGAGAATGTGATTTACAGTTAAACATTCTATCCGGTGATGGTTGTATGGATTATGAAGCTATTTTTGATGAAAATGGTAAAGAGGTTCGCACTAATTGGTTTGCTAATAAGTGGGGTGGATTTACAATTGTTGGAAGAGGTATTTTTGCAAGTAGTGAGAAAGCACTACTTAAAAAGACAGGTTGGACTAAAAAAACAATAAGAGTTCCTGTATGGACAAAATTTTGTTCTTGTGGATCTGGAATGGCTGGTGTATGTCAAGGCTCTACAGAAGTTGTTCGTTGGCATACAAATATGGTAACTGGCAAATATGTAGGTTATCCAGAATAATTAAGTAGATAAATAACATGGAGATATAAAAACTATGAAGTATGATATTACATTTGCTTGTGGACATGAAGGAACAATTGAGTTATTTGGTACAAATGCTAATCGTGAATATTGGTTAAGCGTATATGAAAAAGAACGTATTTGTCCAGAGTGTTATAAGCACAAACAAGTAGAAGAAGTTAATCAATTTAAAGCCAATAATCAATTTCCAGAATTGGTAGGATCAATGAAGCAAATTGCTTGGGCAGAAAAGGTTAGGCGCAATACATGGAATACGATTGCAAGGAGATATTCAAGTTCCAATCCATTGTATATTCGCCATAAAGAAGAATATGATGAACATTATAAAGAACTTCATTCTATTGTTTCAAGTAAAATAGAAGCAAAATGGTGGATAGAAAATTCTGATTCAACAGGCGATACTATTGGATTAAGTATTGGACAAATAGAAAAAGCGTTGAAAAAATAAAAATAAATTAATTCTGATATATCTAGTTTTAACTCAGAGACATTTTATAGATATTGTAATATAAATTATTATATTAATATTAAAATGTCTCTGAGTTAAAATTATGACTTAAAATATAATAGTGTTTATGTAATATTAAAGTAATAATAATTTATGTTTAAAGTAATAATATAATAATAAATATATAAATAATATAAATATATATTTAAATATTATATTAATATTATTAGGGAGAAAATATATAATGATAACAAAGAAAAGATTTACAAATACAAATAAAGATTACTATAAAAATATAATAAAATATTTACATGTTATACAAAGATTACAAGAATTAGAAGATAAATTAGAAAATGGTCAATTAATTGAATTTGAATATAAATGTGGCGATATTGTTTGGTCTATCAATTATGAAGATGATCAAACACAAATTTCAACAAAAATAATACAATGTAAAATAATAGGAAAATATTATAATTCAATTGATGGTATTTATTATATTGCAGAATTAATTGATAGTGATTGCTATCATCAAATACGTTTATATCCTAATGATATATTGAAAAATAAAAAAGCAGCTAAAAATTATTTGAAACAATTCATTGAAAAGGAGAACGAGCAATGAAAGTAAACGACATGATTGAACAGTTCCAAAAAACAATCGAAGAAATTTTCATTAACACATGGAAACACGAAGGGAACGTCGATCAGACATATGGTGACGCGATTGATTTTGAAATTGATAATAAGCACTACTGTTTAACATTGAAATGTATGGAGGAAAAAAATGAAAAATAATAATTTAAATGAATTTTTGTATGTTGGCGATGGAGAAACATTAAATTTTAAAAATAACGCATACTATTTTGTTGATATCAAAGATGGAAAGTTAAATGTGTTTGAAGGTTTAAAAATAGGAGAGAATAAAGAAAAATGTTTATTATTATATAAATTTAATGAAAAAATTCTAATTAAATTATTTGATAATGATTGCGTTTTTGAAAATATTGCTTCGGCATATTATCAATTACATAAAATTGAGGAATAATATAGTAATTTAAGAGTATAATAATATATATATAATATAAAACTGCACTTTATATTGTTAAAACTTAAT